TGTTTTTTCCCCACCCGGGGGTTAGATGTGTAGCCATTGCGGTCCTGTGCATACTTCAAGATGAACAAGTTGATACCGTTGTATTGCTTACGAGTTGATGGATTGAATGGGAAGAACCCAAGCATTCCCTTCCACTTTGCCTCCCATGGGAGAACTCCGTTTTCAAGGTCTGCCAAGATTGAAGCAATTAAGGTTTCCTTAATCTCTTCAACTTTTTTATCTTTCCAATCTTTCTTATCCTCATCGGAGAATTTAGTCTTCTTAGGTGTCTCTGCTGCTGGAGCAGTTTCTGATTCCTCTGGGAATGCTTGATTTAGACGACGCTCTTGTGCTTCAGGCTTTGGAGCAATCTTTACACCTTTAGTTGTTTTACGAGCCTCTGTGTAATCAGGTTCTGTTCCAGGAGCAAAATACTTATCTGCTTCATTAACTCGTGGGTCACGGCCTTGAATTGGCTTAGGGATTTCTCCATTAGGACCAACTGGCATCAAGTTGTTTGCTTGAATCATATATTCAATACCTGGCTGGTCTTCGTATTCAATCCAAACATAATCAAGATACTGATTATCCCCACGCTTAGAGCCGCCAGCCTTCTTATCACCAATACGGCGAAGAACTTTAGCCTTAACTCCATGCTTAATACGCATACCTTCAGATGTATGAACAACTACATCACCAGACTCAAGCGCAACCTTGTCACGAGAAAGGAATAGTCCTGCATCAGAACGAGCCTGTGGGTTAAGTGAACGAGCAGCATCAACAACTACACGCTCTTTGTGGCGTGGGCTAACTGCTGCTGGACCACGACGCTTCTGCTTTGTAGGAGATTCCTTTGGTCCACCAGTACGACGATTCATCTCTGGCTCTACTTGGTTTTCAATTCCAGGACGACGTGGGTCTGTAAGTGGTGAAGCCTTTGCAAAGCGACGTGCATACTCAGTACCAGTGCGTGGGTCTCTTGTAGCAAAGATGAGCCATTTCTTGTTATCTGGATGTGGGTAGATTGCAATAATCTCTTCGTAAAGAGCACCAGAACTACGTCCACGCCAGCGAACAAAGTCGCCAACTTCTAGTTTGTCTGCTCGTGTATTTGGAAGAAGACCAGTTTTTTCAATAACTTCTTGATTACTTAGACGAGTACTCTCACGGTCTGCAAGTTCTTGCTCACTAACCTTGCGTGGCTTAGATGACTTCTTCTCAAGTCCTTCTGGCATTTCTCCAGAAGAGTATGCCTCTGCTGAACGGCTAACAAAGTCGCGTCCAGTTGATTCTGCCTCGCTGCGAGATGGGTGAGTTGTTGTCTGGTTATCAATGATGTCTCCGTCTGAATCAACAAGAGACGCATCTGTTGTGTATTCAGGCTTTGCTGCATCTGGTGCAGAAGGAGTAATTTGAATATCTCCCTTAAATCCACCAGGCAAATCAGTGACCTCAATAATTTGTGGAGCGCTATCTGCACCAGTAGGAACTGTTCCGCGAGATACAGGAGAATCTTCTTGCTTAGTAGGCTCTTCTCCTTGCTCTTTTGCCTTCTGGCTTTCAAGTGCCTTGACGTGCTCTTGAATAAGAGCCTTACCTTCAGCCTCAGCGCCTTCACGAGTGCGGTATGAATCTTCTACCTGATAAGCAACATCTCCATTGTCATCAAAGAATGTAGCAACCATCTTGTACTTACCATCTTCTGATGGCTCGACCTTAACAGTTGCACTTCCTGTAGGAACTGGAATATGCTCATTAGATGTATCGCTATCGCGGACATCATCATTAACAACAAAGTCTGTTGTGTCCTCTGGGAGAAGTAGGTCATCTGGATTCTTAGGACGACGAACCCCATCTAACTTCGTTGGTGCCCAGTACTCAATCATGTGGATTTCGCCATTCTCAAGGTCTGCACGATATGCACGAACCTTTCCGGCTGGGAACCAAAATTCTCCCCCGGGGGGAACGGCACGGTTTTAATACTTAGGGTCGCCGCTAGCAGATGTCATAAAGTCACCTGGTAGAAGGTCCTTCATACGAATATCTTCACGAGGAAGTAGTGTTGTATTTGCATCATCTGCTGCCCATTCACGAGGCATCAACTTCATCTTGCCTTGTGGGTATGCTCCAGCACTTTCAAAGTCAATAACTGCTGGCTCTGTAGATGTTTCGCTCTTTTCAGATTCTTGCTGTCCATCTGGGTTAGGCTTTGCAGCACCCTTTGCATCAGCAATAACTTTATCTAAATCAACTTTCTTTCCAGCAAGAGCATCTTGCATTGCCTTTGCAGCAGCATAGTCAGCCTTCTTCTGCTCATACTCAGCAAAATCAGTTTCAAACTGTGTCTGAGCGTTTTCCCAATCAGCCTGACGAGCATCTACATCAAAGAGGTCTGCTCCAGTCTTATCCTTACCTGCTTGGTCAGCAAGTTTTGTAAAGAGTTCAGCAGTTGCTTCTGAGTCATAGTCAGCAGAGTGTGCTCTGTCTAACTTAATTCCAAAGTGCTCTGCAAGACTTGTAAGTCTATTGTCCTTCTCACCGTTATATGCATAGGTAGGTGATGAAGCATCATCCTTAAGCACATCTCGTGCAATAGGAAGAGTGTCCATCAAACCAGCAGGTGAGTATGGTGTGCCATGCTTATCTGCCATACGACGAGCAACCTCGTCATCAAAGACCATGTTATGTGCAGCAAGAAGAGGATTCTCTCCAGCCCAAGCAGCAAACTGCTCATGTGCAGTCTTTTGGTCTGGCTGTGATGCTAGGAACTCATCAGTAAGTTTTTCTCCATCGCCATTTACAGCATTTGGAGTTCCATCTTTGCCATCTCTTGAAGCATATGTTCCTTCAATAGAACGGCCTGGGTTCATAAATACATTGAAGCGGTCAACAACTTTTCCGTTAACAACTTTTACAGCGCCTAACTGCCATGGCTCATTACCATCAGCAGCATCTACACCAGTTGTTTCGTAGTCAAAGAAGATAATCTCTCGGTCTTTAATAAGTTCACGGAACTTATCCCAATCGCCACCTGCTTCACGAGCAATTGCAGCAAACTCGCCTTGGAACGCTGGCATTGTTGGTGTGCGAGGAGCCTTTGGTGCCTTTACAACTACTGGCTTAGTTGCAGCAGCATCTGCGGCATCTGAATCAGATGCAGATGATTCAATTACTGGAAGGTCTTTTGGAACTTCCCACTTAGATGCAACATCAGCAATTTCTTTTTCATACTCTGCACGCTTAGCAGGGTCCTTATCTGGAACCCAGTTGCCCTTAGCGTTTGTCTTAGATGGCTGATGAATTTCTGGAAGGTCTCCCTTTGCAGGTGCTTCAACATTGCGAATTACATCAATGTCAGTTCCGACTTTCCATTCCTTACGCTGTGAAACGTGTCCTGGGTAGTAGCCTTCAACGCTAACAAATCCTGGCTTTGTTGTTTCATCAGTAAATGTGCGCTCGATAACAAAGTGACCCTTCTCTGGCTTAGCAGAGATATCACCTGGTTGTAGGTCAGCGGCCTTAACACGAACTTGATGTGGAGCCTTTGTATTGTCCTTATTTGTTGGGTCAGTAAAACGAGCAATCGCTTCTGCTTTTCTTGCGTTGTATTCTTCCCACGCTGCATCAAGTTTTGCTTGGTCTTCTGGCTTAGACATAGCCCACTTGCCATCTTTGCCCTTATAAACAGGACCAAAGTCTCTTGCAAATGGCTTGCTAAGTTCTGGCAAATCTCCCTTTTCAGGAGCCTGTGCGCCACGAATAACAGTAATTTCTGTAGAAGCATTCCACTTCTTTGTGTTCTGTGTAACGTGACCTGGGTAGTAGCCAGAAATTTCTAATTTATTTGGGTCTTTATCGTATGGACCACCAACAGATTCAATAACAAAGTGGTCATCAGCAGTGATGTCGCCAGGTTGTAAATCTGAAACCTTAGTGACAATACGATATGGACCAGTTGCATTATCTGGTTCTAGGTTTGGAGATTTAGGTTCTGCTTCAATGCCATCTGGAATTTCTTGTTCAGATGAGACTTCAAAATCATCGTTTGGTGCTTCAACTGTCTTTGCTCCAGGACGAGTAGCAAGTTTATTATCAGTTTTTTCTTGACCAAATCCACCACCAAATGGTTTTGTAGTCCAAGTACCTTCATTCCCATTTTCATCTACATAGGTAACATCCCAGAAAATGGTGTCTTTACGACCAGCGTAAGAAGATTTACTTGCACGCTTACGAATGTTTGTTACTTTTCTCCAGCCTTCGCCAGGAATATAAACTTCTTCTCCAATTTTAAGTTTTGCTGGAGTCTTTCGCTCGCCTTGTTCTTCTTCTGGAATATCTGTTGCTGGAGTCTCTACTGGAGCAGCAGGTGTAGTCTGAAGTTTTGCAATCTCATCTTCAAGAGTTTTAGTTACAGACTCAACCGCAGCAAGTTCTTCTTTATCATCTCTAATATCAAATCGCATATCTTCGTCTTTAAATGCACGAAGTGCATCTTTAAGCATACTTAATCTATCTTCACGATTTCTTGAGCCATAAAAATAGTTTGGCGACATGAGGATGTCAAGACCTGCACCAATTGCAGTTGCAGGAGTTGGTGCTGCATCATAAAGACCATCAATGAATGCGTGCTTAGCGTCTTCTGCTCCGTCAGGGAATTGCTCACGGATGTCATCATCACTTGGCATCCAGTCTGCGTGGATAGGACTTCCCATCTGGTCAAACTGATGCCATGCAAAAAGACGAGCAAAGTCTGGGTTACTACGAAGTAGGTCATTGAATTCACCATTAGGTGTTCCATCTTCGTATAGATAATCTTCAAACTCTTTAGCAAACTCGTCCTTGTAAGCAGGGTCTAGAGGGTCGTGAGGACCTTGCTGCTTGTAGTCTCTTAAAGCCTTATTACGGTCATAGCCCATAAGGTTTCGCATCTTAAGGACATACTCTTCATCTGCTCGGATTGCATCTTCTACAGATGTAATCTTTGCAACAGGCTGCTCTTCAGTAACAATCTCTTGCTTCTGTCCTTCAAAGCCTTCATCTGCAATCTTCTTGGTAAGAGCGTTTGTATCTACGCCTTGTAGTTGAAGTGCATCACGAACTGCTTCACCTGGAACATCTGCAACAAACTCTTCACCAGAGTCTGTCTTAAGTGAAATCTTTGCAGTTCCTGGAATGTCATTGCCTGGCTCAAGTGAGCGACGGAATTCTTTTTCAAGTTCTGGTGTAGGAATATTTTGTGCAATAAATACAGGGTTATCGCTAAATCCTTCTGGAAGGTTAGGGTCTGGATTTTCTGCTGTTACTTTCTTCCATGCAGCGTATGGCTCTGGGCTAAGGGATGCGTAGCCAATAGGCATTTCAATCTGTTCGTTCTTTGGAAGATAAGGAGTGTGGTCCTCTGATTCCATAAAGCGAGCAAGTTCAGTCTCTGAAAGACCTTCTAGAAGTGGAGGCAGTGGGGCAGTATCAAACTTCTCTGCATCAAAAGCAGGTTCTTCTGTTGCTGGCTCAATATCTGGGCCAAGTTCTTTTGTCTCACGGATAAATGCTTTATCAAGTTCAGGAGTTGGCTCTGAAAGAGTTTCTTGCTTGCGTGAGTCTAGAAGGTTATCTTCGTTTTCAGATGTTCCAAGTTGCTTGTCGTAAATACGAGCAACTTCTAACTCCGGGTCTCCGCCCATTTCTTGCAATGCAAGATAAAGATTCTCGACAGGAACTAGTTGTTCTCCATCGTAAGTATTAATGCTTCCGTAGCCAGTAGCATTCTGGCCTTCCTTCTTAGGAAGAAGTCCTTCTTCCAAAGCAGCAATAAGGTCGCGCTCATCTGAGTCCTGTGCAATTCTTGTAGGGTCTTCGTATGACTCTTCAATATCTGCATCAGGATTTTTTGAAATCTTGTAAGCACCTTCTGGATACTTAAACTCAAACTGCTTAGGCCCTTGTGGACCCTCACCATCTCCACCAGTCTTCTTAGGAAGTTCTGCTTTTTGTTCAGGAGTTACATCTTCAGTAGGAAGTTCTGCTTTTGCATCGCCCTTATCTTCAAATTCTGCAATGCCATCAAGAATATCTTCCCAGTCGGAAGCATTAGATGGAAGTTTGATTGAGCCACCTTTACCATTAGGCTTAGATACCTCGAAACCGCCACCTTCTAATTTCTTTGCAGTCCATTTTCCATTAGTAAATCTAGTGTCGTCAACTTTTTCCCAGCCAAATGGAGAGTCAACAAAGTTTAAATCTGCTTCATTAATAATGACATCATTATCTTCTGAAGAAACCTTTGCAGGAACTGGTGAGAAACCATCTTTTGTAGGATTAATAATTGCAGAGATAAACTCACCCTTAGATGCAGGGATTTCAACAATCTTTCCATTAGGAAGTTCTACGTCAATATTATCGCCAGATATCATTGAATCTTGAACAGGACGACCTGTAAGACTGTAAACATTTCCGTTTGCTTTACGAATAAGAGCACGCATACCGCCACCCATAAAAGCAAAGCGACCAAAACGGTCACGGCGCTGTAGGCGAGCACGAAGACTCTTTTCAGCAGACGAGTTTCCATCGGCAGTAAGAGATACAAGAATGTCCTGTGGAATTGAGCCCTGTGGAAGTGATGCAAGCATTGTTGAGTAATAAGAGTGTTCTACAGAACCAGGAGTTGCTGTGTATGCAGAAGCAACAATTGACTTAACTTTTTCGTCGGTGATGCGTGAATCATCGGCATACCAGTTTGCTCGTGCTGAAAGAAGAGCAGATGCTGTCAGTGTATGCATCTTTGTTGAGCGTGGGTGTGCTACAGGAAGAAGGTCAGTATGGCTTGGCTTAATCGCAGCAACTTTGTTGTTCTGAAGAAGAGTCACATACTGTGAAAGTTCTTTCATCGCAATGTGCTCGCGGATTGAGAATGGTAAATCCTTTGTGGCAACAAGCGAGCGGTGAACAACTGCAAATGCAGCGCCACGAGTTAAGCGACGAGATGTAGATGCTTCAGCGTTGGTAGAGTCAATGAATTCAATAACCTTCTCGCGCAAATAGGCAGCCTGTTTAAATGTACTTGCCTGTGCTCCATTAGGAGAGATGGCATAACCAAAGCGACGCACTACTCTACTCATTATTCGCCGTCCTCCTCAAGGATTGGAAGTAAATTTCCATCAAGACTGTCTTTGCCCATCACTGCAAGCATCCCTGCTCTTAAAAATGGGTCATCCCCATTACGCACTGCACGAAGCCAAGATGCACGAATAGCAGCCTCTGCTTCGTATCCATAACCAGAATATTCAGCCATTGCAATGATTGCTTCTTCTGGATATTGATAATCTTCTTTTGTTCCTAGTGTAACTAACAATTCTTCATCGTAATCTGAATCTACAGCAGAAGCCTTAACACCTCGTGAACTCTTTGGGTGCGATGCTGGAAGTAAATCATTATCTGTCTTGTATGCAGAGTTTGATGGCTTACCAGACTTTAATAGTTTAAGAAAAGCATTAACGCGACCCATAGCCCATTGGTTACGATTCATACCTGGGCGATGTGATGTAGAGAACGCTCCAGCCCCACGACGATAAACAGCCTTAAGCATTCCAAGTGTTGCTTTGCGACCTTCAGGTGCTTTTGCATTGTGAGCCTTAACTTTTTCAGCCAAAGATGCTTCTGTTGCTTTGCTAAATACAACTTTCTTAGAACCAGAGGCAGAACCCTTTGAGTTTTTGTCTGAGCCTTTAATCTGGTCTTTCTTTGGAGCAGGTTTAGAACCAGCAGCAAATTCAGAATCTTCAGATTCAGCAGAAGCGCTAATTGGAACGCAGTTAGGAACCATTTTTCCATCTTTTTCTTTCATTCCCACTTGCTTATAGCCATCCCAGCAAGGACCGTTATTAGAGGCAGCAGTAATTACTGCGTTATCTATATCGTCAATCCACTTTTGAGGCATTTTAGAATCCTTGTTCTACTGAATCTTCTGCTGTGAGAAATGCGTTCAACTGCCAGCGCCACTTCTGGTGCATATCAATACGCTCTGCAAGGAAGTTTGCAATTCCCTGCTCATTAGAAGCGTTTGCAGCAGAAAAAGCATTGTTAAGAGATATAAGCATTGTGTCATTAGCATCGTAAAGGTCTTTGCACATTGCCATAGCGTTCTGGCCAACTTCTTTATCCTGAATATCAGCCATACGAGCAAACTCAACAAGACGGTATGGAGCAACAGCGCCCATCTTGCGAATATTTTCTGCAAGTGGGTCTAGAGAACCGTATACATCTTCGTAAATTGATGCAAAGAAGTCATGGAACTGTGAGAAGTCGTTGCCAACAACGTTCCAGTGGTGTCCATGTGCCTTGAAATACATTACAACAGCGTTGCTAAGTGAATTAGCAAGCCCATTTACAACTTCTGGCTTCTCTACGTTCATTACTGCTCTCCTTCTGGTGCTGGTGCTTGTTCACCAGTTGCTTGTTCAAGAATTTGCTGGACATCTGGTGGAATAGGTGCAACAGACGAAGCCTGTTGTGCTTGCTTAACAGCATCCATAATCTCTGGAGCAAGTGCTTGAAGCATTGCTTCAGTAAGTTCAGGTGTAATTGCTCCACGCTCAGACAAAAGACGAAGCGCCATTTCATTTGAAGTAGGTGCATCTGCTGATGAGAAGCCATGAGCACGGCGCCATGTATCTAGAGAGATTGCGCCACGGTCAAGACCTGAATCTGCATCTGCTGCACGGTCATTGCGTGTTGCAACTGCTGATGGGTCATACCAAATAACAATTTTTTCAACATCTGTTTGGCTGTAGCCCTGTGCAACAAGGTATGGACGAAGATAAACAACTGTAAGAGCATCACAGATAAGCAACATCATTGGTTCAATGTGTGCCTTGTAGAGTGCTTCATCAATTTGTAGAGCATTTGAGTACTTAACATTTGCAAGACCAGTAACAACATCCTTTGGAACATCAAGTCCCTGCAAGATGCGCTCTAGAACGCGGTCTGAACGCTCTGCAAGTGATGGGTCGAATGAACGCTCAAACTTAAACTGCTTAATCTTGTCGCCAAGTTCTGCTGGACCACGAATAATAAGTGGAACAACTGCTGATGCTGACTCCTCATCACGAATTGGAGTTGTCATAGCATCAATCAACTGCTCTTCAAACTCGTCCTCTGCCTCCTCGGCAGTAAAGTTTGGATTCAATTCGTTATCTGAATCGTATGGCTGGTCTGGGTCGCCTTGTGCAGCAACTGAAAGACCATCTGGAAGATAGAGTGCGCCAGCGTTTAAGCGAGAACGTGCAGTAGCACGGAATGTGCGGTTAAGAAGAAGTAGTTCTGCACACATATCAAGCAAACCACGAAGTGATGAATCTGCTTCATCTGAGTAGCGTGGGTGTGAACGCCAGATGCGTCCTACAAATGCATTCTTTGAAAGACGATTTGTTGAATTGTTTTGATTTTGTCCACCAGTTGATTGCTCACGGCGACCAATGATGTTAAACCCACCACGAGCATCTGCCATAACTTCATCAACAGAACGAATATCCCAAGACTCAGGCAAACCTGAACCTGGGCGTGCTGGCATCTGTACTAAGTAGCACTCTCCAGCAACTGAAAGATTAAGTGCTGCATCTTTAAGAAGACCAGCCTGTCCGCCGTATGCAGAATCAAGACGAGCAAGTGCACGCTCTGCTGCTGCACCTAGTCGTGGGTCAATCTGTGTAGATGACTTAACTGCAACTGGGGTCTCATGTGCGTTCTCAATAACAGCAGAGTAGATACGAATACGAGAAACAACAGATGCAACTAAGTTAAATGCATATTTGATTTCACCAATTGCATCGTAATACTCCCAAGCCTCTGCTTGCCATGCTGATGATGCAGCAGTCCGACGATGCTTAAACTGTTCGAACTCGCCCTTGTCATTAATCTTTACTTGGGCTGCTGCGGCAGTAAGTGTGCGTGGTGTTGAGTAATTAGCAGACTGTGCTGCGTTTGGTTGAGATAGAAATACTGATGCTGCACCAGTTACTTTTGGTGTCTGCTTTAGAACTACTTGACGAGAGCGACCTGTTTGTTTTGATTTGTTAGTGCGCTTCTGTGAACTTGCTTTAGGGGTGACGGGAGTAGGAACAACTTCGGCGGATTCGCCCTGTTCATCGCGCTTAAAAACGCCCACTTAAAACTCCTCGTCTTTGTTACGGAATACTGAGGACATTACTTTTCCTCGTATGCAGTTAACAGCCCCGCAAGGGCAGACAGTGCGAACACTGTTTGGATGCCCAATGTGATGCTGGGATTAATGATACGGGATATTTCAGATAGTGATGCGACCCAAATGGACGTACACCAAGTGCAAGTAAACCAGTATCCAAACTTTGAAGTCTCTGGTGGAAACCTCTTCCATATTCTATCTCGTATCGGGTTAAAAAGGGTATCTGTAGTAATAAATCTAGAAACCCTATAAACGGCTAGCGCTGCTATTACAAAGGTAAGTGGTTCAGTCATTTTCGCCATCCGTAACCATCAGTATGTGTCCATAGGGATTCCATGTCCTGAGTCTAGAGCCACAGCCACAATTATCGTCTTTGCGAAAAGAAACAATCTTTCCGCTCTCGGTAATTGCTCTATGAATCTTTTGGTCATCTTTAATATAGGAGTGGCACGTTTCGCGGAATACCAGTTTTGGTCCTTCTGGAGAGTCAACAGCAACCATCAAGGTATCGTTGAAAACTACTATGCGGCAACGGTCTAGACGCCGAGTGCCTTCAGGAGCAGCACCTCTTGGGGTCAACTCCATATAATCTTCAAGGGAGCCAGGTTCGGCAAGAGCAATCACTGCTGGAAAGACATCTGCCTGAACTTTCATTATTTCTCCGTATATTCTGAAGGGATATGGAAATCTTGCCAGCCTAAAGCCTTTTTAGCAATAGTCAGCGGAACTAAAAGAGGCTTCTCTCTTGTTGCTCCGTTTTCTAAGACTAGCCATAGGTCTAAATCCGATGGGTCGTGGGCCACGGGACAAAACATCCAAGACTGAATCTTCTGAAGTGTCTCTAAAGGAAATGCAATAGGAATGCTGGAATTATCTGTTGTAAGTGTTTCAAGAAGTCTCGCCTGAGAGCGTCCTTTTTTACGATTTGGATTGACCCAAACAGCAACAACTAACTCTGATTCAGAGTATGTCCCAGATGCGGTTTTGTATAACCTAGCCATTGCTCAACCGCCGAGCCATTGCACGATAGGTAACTCCAGCCGCTTTTGCAATATCAGCAGCAGGTACGCCTCTGTGATAGAGTGTAAGCGATAGTTCTGTTAGTTCCCTGTTCGCTTGGGCTAGCGGGCTATCATCAGAAGTCTTGGCACGGTAGCGCTTTGCCAGCGCTGAAAGTTCCTGTAAGCGTGGCTTTAATTCTGGAGGCACCGTAGGAGAGATGGAGCGGGTTCTAGGAGTTCCTAAAATAGGAGCAGAGACCGTCAAAGACTTTGGTGGTGGCATTGGTACTTGGCGACGCTGTTCTATAGAGGGAGCATTCTTTACCCAAAAATGCACGGTTGATTTTGGCTTAGATGGTTTTATTGAAGAAGCAATAATTCCTAAAGACCAACCTGCTTCCCATAACGCTCGAAGACGGGAAGGAACTAGAGCGGGTTCAAGAGCAGAGATAAACCTAACCTCGTCATCGGGGAGTTTTATCTTCTGTTTCATTGGTCTATTGTACAGCATTTTTCAAAGCCGTACAGAGACTACTGGTGGACTTGAACCTTTACTCCGCAATGGACAGAAGGTTCGTGATGAACTGCCGCTGGGCGAATTGCTTTGAGTCTAATATCGTTTTGATTTCCTGAAACATTATATCCGTGACCACGCTCAGTATTAACAACTTCAATAGCGCCTAAGTTAACATCTACAAGACCTGTCGCATACATCCACTTGTGGTCTTGGTCTGGGCCGAAGAATGCAATACCCTGTCCAGCAGTTTCTACCTGAGAAGCGCCAGTAATAGTAAAAGTAAATGTTGTTGGAGTTGGAGTGCTTGTAACTGTCCAAGTCCCATTAAATCTAGCAACTTCCTGCTCAATAACTACTAAATCATTTTGAGCCAAACCATGAGGTGTTTCTGTTGTAATTGTGCAAAGACCTGCACCTGAAACAGTAGTTGTTGCAATAGATGCCTTTGGACCAGAGCCGTCATAACCAGAACCAACACAAACGGGAGTGCCGTTAGTTGTCTCAAGATGTGGAACGCCTTTTTCATCCGGGCGTTCTAGAATCCACTGGCTGCCTAAAAGGGCTGCCATATCACGAGTCATATGGATTACGCCCTGCTCACCAAGCGGTGATTGGGCGATGGCATACTCAAGAAAACCAAGACCTTCTTGCATTTGATACAAAGTTGAATTATTAACAATAGTAATAGTCTCTGCTTTAGTTAGATACTGATTACCACTATTGTCGGAGCGAGTTGAATAGCCGTGATAGAACTCATGCTCAACTGACTTTTGAGTTCCTGCCTCAAGTTGGCGGACAATCTTTGCCTTACGGTCTTCCCCGCCCATGCTCATTGTGGTGGCGTAATCCTCAACCTCGATAAAAAACGGCTTTACATCAATATAGCGTGGGTCCCCTGTTGCATCGTTAATCTCATGTGCGACTGCACCACTTCCACGGAGAAGGCGAATAGTTGGGTTAGTCTCAAAGATGTGGGAGTAGCCGCGAACCCAGCGTTCCTCTGTGTCTGTAGCAGTTTCTTTCTCAACAAGTTCCGACAAACGGGCAACACTCAAAATCCCATACTGGGTTGGTTGCAACGGGTGCGGTGGAAAGAAACCCTCGAACTTCACTCAAACTCCCTTAAATATGGGAAAACTTCTTGTGCCTAATGTTATCAGACTATGCGGGCAAAGACTCTTGGACGAAAGCATCGAAAGTATGAACCTTTCCATTAAATGCTTTTGGCCTGTGAGAAGGTACCGCTTATTTTGCGGGCTTTTCCAAATCGTTTCCGGATAAATAACATTTTGTTATTAAAAAAGTTGTTTTATAACTTTTTGTTACAAAAAAGCAAAGGCATATAGATTTATTTTATTTATATAACAAAAAGTTATCTTTTAGTATAAGCAATGTGTATCAACAAACTTGAGTCAAAGCGACTCAACTTTCTTACATACTAAGGCTCAATGTTAGGCTTAGGCACAGGCTTGATGACTAACAGGCTTGTTATTCTTGTGAAGAACTAAATAACTTTACAAAGTCAAGATGACCAAGATTGCTAGTGATATATCTAAAGCAAGACAAGAGTGGTCTAGAAATAATTTAGATACTGGCGAGTAACATAGGTCTTATATGTGTGATGTAACTCATAGGGAAAATATGTGTATGGACTTGCATTACCTAGTGCTATTAGATACCTTTATCTTATTGAAGCAAAGGGCTTCAATAGAAAAGAAAAAAGGGGAAACAAATGTCAGCATATGGAACAGCAGTAACAATCAAGGGAACTACTTACTACTACATCATTGACACAAAGGCACAGGTAAGAGAACTCCTACTAGGTGCAACCGCACCTATTGAGAAGGTAGTAATCCAAGAAGAAACTCGTGGAGAACCTCACCGTGAGATGACCGCAGAGGAAATCCTTTACCTTGTCCTCAATCACCCAACACCCGCAGAGGTAGAAGAAGAAGAGGTCGTAGTCCTAGCAACTACATCAGCCTAAAGAACTAAAGAGAAGCCCCCCGCAGAAATGTGGGGGGTTTTTCTATGTGGTACAACTCACACGAATTATGTGGCACAAAATCCAAATAGAGTTGCATTACCCGTAAAAGTATTCTATGCTTAGGCTAACAAAGAAAGGGGGAAACAAAATGTCCGTAGTTGAAATTCAAGTAAGCCCAATTCAACTCTTCATCTTGAAGCAGGGTCTAGAACTTGAAATCCGCACAGAGTTGCGTATGCAACTATCAAAGGAATCAAGCCTAAAGGCGTTCAAGCGTCTAACAGGAATTGATACTGGCAAAGGTCTAAAGGGTCGTGAAAAGGCTTTAGACATAGTAAATGACTTCCTAAAGCAACTCGGGGAAGAATAAGTCTGGAAAGGGAAGCCCCCCGCAAGGGGGGTTTTCTCTTGCAGAAAAAAGAAAAGACAGGTAAAAAGTAAAAACCCGCAGGGCAAAAGTTATCCACAGCCTGTGGATAAACCTGTGGATAACTTTCACTTCTCAACAACTTCCGCAGGGGTGCAAATGTGTGGTGTAAATCACACGACATTTCTAACCTTTTTTGCCAAATGAACTTGCGTTATCCGTAGCCAACCCTTATTATTTAGGTAGTGGAAATCGCAAGGGGCGATGGATACTAGGGGGAGATGATAGAAATGCCTTACGGCTCATTTCATAATCTACTTGCTGGCAACAGCAAATCCCTTACCGAAATTGAAATCGGTATGGGCGCAACACAGATTGGCTGGTCTGACCGCTACGCTTACACAGTTGTAGGAATTGAAACCTACAAAACAGGCAAGAAGGCTGGACAAGTAAAGGCAGTAATTGCCACCCGCGATATCGCAAAGCGTGTGGATTCTAATGGTTACTATTCAGAGAGCCAAGACTACGAATTCACTACCAACCCAAATGCAAAGCAAGAACGCTACACACTCCGCAAAGACGGACGCTATATGCGTGAAGGCGCAACTAATTCTGGTGTTCTCCTAGTCGGTGCTCGAATGGAATACTACGACCCACACTTCTAAAGTCTGGGAAGGAAGCCCCCTCGAAAGAGGGGGTTTTCTTTTTTGCTGGAAAAATTAAAACTATATAAAAAGTAAAAACTTGCGAGCGCCAAAAAATGTGATGCAACTCACACCCGCACATTTAAACAATTTCCTCATTTGGTCTTGCAACTACTCACCTAACCGGATACACTTAGACCAAGAAGCCAAGCCACAGGGGGCAAGGCAACTAACAAAGGGAAGCAAATGTCTAAACTAATAACAGACGCAGAACTAATTGCAGTAATGACTGGCACAAACTCAAACGGCAAGAAGCATTTTATGGCAGTCTATGAAGGCAACAAGGCTTACCAATTCAAGGCAGACACAAAGGCAGAAGCAGAAAACTTCGCAAAGGAATATGGAATCCGTATCCTCAATCTAAAGTTACGCTTTCTAGCCTCTTCAGCGGTAGAAGAACTCTTCTTCTAAAAGTTATGAAGAAGCCCCCGAGAAATCGGGGGTTTCTTTTTTGCATTTCATTTTTTGATTTAGGGTAAAAAGTAAAAACTTAGTGGCTAGGTGCTGGCAACTTCCAAACAACTTTTAGACACCGCACAGGGGGTGGAGAGAAATGGGCTTGCATTGTTGCAATAAGTTTTATATACTATATCTACCAACTACGAAAGGAAACAAAATGCAATTCACATTAGACCCTGAGCAAGCCTACGGGACTTCACTCAAAGGCTATGTAACTTCAACACTTGCTCAACTTATTGAAACCTTCGGAGAACCTGAATACTTCGCAGAGGGCGACAAAGTAACAGTCGAGTGGGTTATTGTTTTCGAGAACGGCACAGTAGCGACAATCTATGACTGGAAGCGTTACGAAATGGGAAGACCTGCACTCACAGAGGTATTCCAATACAACATTGGCGGTAATGACTTCGAGGCAGTAACGCTGGTAAAAGAGGCACTCCGCAAGGGGTAGCCTCTCAACTTGCAATCAGTAATCCTATGGGTTATGCTTGCTATAAGACAAACTACGAAAGGAAGAAATGACGAAAGAGATAACGACAACGACTAAACCTAAACGCGTTACATACAAAATTGTGGCGAGTGGAGAAGGAAAAATCATCAAGCGAAAGCAAGAACTTCCGCAAGATGTATTGGATATCTTCAAAGGTATTAGCGATATAAAGCAACGCAACCAATACATAATTGCATTGGGCGAGGCTGGCTGGACAGATTCCGCGATTGCAAGGGCAGTAGATATTTCACGGGAAAGAGTAAGACAACTTGCTCAACAAACAATGAGCGACACTTCTCTCATTGGTGATTTACCTATTCCAAAGCCACCGCGAGAAACAAAGTATTCTAAAGTTTATCCCGAACTTCCAAAAGAAATGCTGGACAGACTATTAGAACTCAAACCACTTGCCCAACAGGTAAGAGGACACGGCAAGATGTATCGAGCAGAGGCAGATGAATACACCTACCTTCTCAATCAAGCAATAACAACGCAAGGCATTTCCGTATATCGTCTTGCAAAGATATTGGGTGTAACTATTGGTGCAATCCAATTCCGCTTGACACGATACGGCTACCGAACAACAACAGGAAAAAGTAAGTGCTTCCAACCAATCCTAGAGAAGAACCGAAATGGCTAAACCGCAACAATGTGTCAAATGTCAGACTTGGTTCAATCCTAAGTTCGGCGGGGGTGGAGAGGGGCTATGTAAGCCTTGCCACTATATCGAAATGAAAAAGGACAAAGAGTGAAAGAGTTAGACGACCACGAGTTCATCGGGACTTGTCCAAAGTGCCAACAACTTACACAAGGTGCAGAGGTGTATGACCGCGAGCGCGGGTGGGTTACAGTATGGATTCACGCTCACTCCAAACGAAGGCTCTGCCTAGTAGCATAAGAAAACCCCCTAGACGAATAATCTAGGGGGCTTCTTATTTATGAACTATTCGGCGGACTTACGCTTATCTACAAGCGCAAAGGCTTCGTTGATTTCAGATGTAGTCAATTTTCCGTCAGCAAGGTAGGCACGGGACAAAGCCTCTACGACAGTAGCGACACCCAAACCACCCGCAAGGGCAATAGATTTCCATACTTCAATACCAAACAAAGAACCTGCTCCAACTACGGATAGTCCCGAGGCAGCGAAAGTAGCGATAACACGACCAATGAGCATTTTTGCTTTCTCAATAGTCTTGTCGTCCCGACTTACTTCAACCTCTCCTTTTGATTTTGCCATTTGTGCCGTCCTTCCTTGTCCTGCACAGAGCGTGTAAAAAGTAAAAACAACGCTCGGCTAGTCAATTTTAGATGACCAACCGAGCGTTGATTTATTGAAAAGGTGTTTAGGCTACGACTTCTACCGCAGTGTTCTTGAATAACTTAGTAATAAGTTTCTCATCTACGATGAGTTCTTGGGTAGAACAACCACAAAAGTCAGCAAGGGCTTTCTTAGTTCCTTCGCTTAGGTGTCCGCGATTATCAAAACCCGCGTCATCAAATCCAAGAGCAATAAGTTGTTCTTGAACTAAAGCCACAGACGCAGAGTTGTGAGCAAACTTGTTTCCAAGCGCAGACAACGAAACAACTCCCGCAGTTGTTGAAACGACAGCGGGGGACTTTTTACTTTTTACTACTGGTTCAGGTTCAACAGCCACAGCGGGAGCGGGCTTTGGTTCTTCAACCACAGCCACAGCCTCGACTACTGGCTCAGCCTCTACCGCAGGGGTAAAGATACTGGAAAGGTCTTCATCACTCATTTACAACTCCTTCAGGGAACTTGGCATACCACTCCTTGAACCTAATCTCATCACTATTTGTTAGCGTTCCTGAGATTTTCCAAGCAGTCCAATCATCTCCGCCACCGCTCATATGGTAGGCGACTTGAGCATTAACTACTGGGTCAAAGAGTTCAACATTGCTATTGAGGTCAAACTTCTCTCGGCGTGTAACGCCAAGCCCACCAATCATATTGATTTGGAATATGCCGTATGACGAATCGCCTGTCTTCCTATTGCCATTGAAGGCTAGGGGGCGACCATTACTTTCCTTCTTGACGACAGCCCAAGCAGTTCTCAAGGCTTTACCCTTGAAACCAACGGCGTGAAGCAGTCGGACTAGGTCTTCATCAGTCAGGGTTGTCTTTTGCTCGGAGAACTTCTTGAGTTCTAGCAAGCGGATTTCTTCATTCTTCTTTGCTATTTCAGCCTCTACCGAAGCGATAGATACTGGCATAGGTTGTTGCTCGGCTCTGGAACTTTGAACAAAAGTAGAAAATACCGATAGAAGCACGACAGAGATAGCCACGCTTACTATTTGTTCAATAGTCTTGCTTTCGAGTTTCTGCATTGATTATTCCTTTGTTAGGGGACAGGACAAGGTGGCTGGACTAGCCCACCCGTATCACCCGCTCTGGGGAGATAGGTGTTGCGACCTACTTTCTAATGCGTCTTGCATCATTTCTACTAGACCACCTTAGCACACTAAAGTCAGGAAAGTCGCCCCCGCACAGGGGCGGGAACGACCTTCCATCATAGAGTTATTTGGTGTATCCAAACGCCTTTCGGCACTCTGGTCCAAGAGATAACTCACGACTACGCTCATCAGTGAGTTCAGCACCGCACTTGGCACAGCAACGATAGTGCTCACCGAAGATACGAGCGTATTTGTGAGGGTCAGTAGTTAAAATACGCACAAACGCAAGCGTATCGAGCGCATTTGGCTTTACACGGGTAAAAGAAGGCATAGAACCCAACAACTTGCGTAGGTATGGGGTCTTTTTGTATTCACGAACCTCTACAAAGAGTAGGTCGCCGTGAATATTATCCGCTAAGAAATCCGAAATAATCTCGGAAGTTGGGATAGCGTATTTAGATTTAGGAAGTTTAGAAAGTGCCTCATAAAGTTCCGCCCATTCGGATTTAGAAGGCAATCTTGTTGCAACTTGAGTATCCATTTGATACCCCCCTTTCAAGACATAGCATACAACACTCCATTGTAGAAGTCAAGGGCAGTTAGAGAGGAATCAGAGAGAAGTTGTTTGGAAGTTGTGGAACCTGGCGAGCGCGAGGGTTTGGGGAGAGGCATAAAAAGTAAAAACTTACCCGCACAAAAAAGAAACCCCGCACAAGGCGGGGCTTCTTCGTGGCAAAGTTATTTATTCAAGACCTAACCACATCTCAAAACCTGCGTCTTCAACAACAACGACATCTTCAACCGCAAGAGTGTCGTCATCATCTTCAGCCCAAGGGTCATAGTCAAGACCATTGTTATCAATATTTACAGACATTGGAAGCCCCCTTTCAATTTGTTAGACATAACATATCAGTCGTCAAGCAGTAAGTCAAGCATAAGTTGTTTAGAAGTTGCCCACAGCGAGGCTTGGACTCACGCATAAAAAGTAAAAACTCCACAGCGCAAAAAGAAACCCCGCACAAGGCGGGGCTTCTCCTAAATATAAAGAGGGGGAACAGCGGGGTCAGGCTCCGCACCTTTATCAAACCACTCGCAGTTGCAAGGGCAGGTGTGAGGAAAAGTCATAGACTCAAAATCACACAGGCAAGCGTGATAGAAGTCGGACAGTTCGCCCGCTTCAGACGCCTTTTGGGCGCGAATAGTTGCCTCGGCATAAGGCAAGAGAATACGAAAACGACCATAGTCGTCCTCGATTTCAACTTCGAAAGTGCAGTTTGGATTTTGCATAGGCTAATCATAACAAACAATAAAAGAAAAGTCAAGCAAGCAGACGAAAAGAAAGGCTGTAAGTGGGGGAAGCCACCGACAGCCTAACTTTTGGAGAAGTAGGGAAAAGGGGGTTTAGCCTACTTCTCTCGACTTGCTAGGGTTGCAGATGCAACCGCAGACAAGCCCAAACTAATAGACCACGCCACACTACCTTGCCAAGACGCCACGAAAGACGCCAACCCAAACAAGACAGTTCCGACAGCAGTCCAAACTATATTCAAGTTGTTCATTTGTTTCCCTTCTTTCCTTTAGGACTTGTGCGTCCTTTAGTTCTAGCAGAGGGGTTTCTAATTTCAGCCCCACCACCTTGAATTGCTTTGCGAGCGCAACGATAGGACACGGCAAGTTCTCTAGCCACATCATCTATCGAAAGACCACCACGATACAACGCACTCGCGCTGGCTTCTAACTTTTTACTTTTTGCTACTCTCACGCAGACGCTTCCTCCTCTAAAGGTCGTTGCACCGCGTTGCGAATAACCGCAGGGTCTAAACCTTTATCCCTCAACCATTGAGCAGTCTGTGGGTCTTGTGCGTTGCTTGTAACGTGCCTTCCTTCGTTCCAAGTAAAGAAAGAAGTTGTGCCTTCAGGTAAGACCCAAAGGTGATACTGGTTAGAAGTATCAACAAGTTGGCTTTCAGGTGGGAAGATTTCTACGGCTTCTCTTTCAGCACCCGCAAGTTCGTTCTTGATACGCTGGAAGTGTCTCCAATCTCTAATAGCCTTTCGTTCGTTATGGCGAATTGAAAGGTGAAGACCACTGGCTTCTCCAAGTTCAGGTTCTAAAACTGTCTTGACGACAACATAAAACCTGTTCTTCCAAATTGTTTGGTTAGGTTCAAGTTCTACCTTTTTCCCATTTACAACTGGAGTTGCTTCTTCAAACTTATCCCAAGTTGGCTTAGTCATTATCCGCGCCTCTTTTTGATAACTCGATAGATACCATAACCAAGCAGTCCAACAATTAGTGCTGGGGTATAGACAGATACGCTAAAGAAATTAGAAGATACTTCAATCCACTCAAACTGGCAAGTGAAACTGCAATTAGCGTCAGATACGATTTGTGTCGTTTCCATTTTTACTTTTTACTCCTTTCGCGTAGTAGTTTCTTCAGACGATAGTTTTCTCGTGTGAGATTTCGGTGGGACATTATTGAGATAATCATAACCGCGCAAGAACCCGCGAGCGCGATAGTCAAGCCTATAAGTGTTCCTGTATCTAAATACATTAGTTCCCCTTTCTCTTTAGTTTCGGTAGCGGGAGAGTATCCCAAAAAGCCTTTCTTGCTTCCCGTGTTGGTAGGGCTTCCCACTCTTTCATTTGCTCATCTGTGGCAAACGCAAGTTTTAGAATTTTATCTGCCAACTCTGGTGTTAGTTCAGTATTGTCAGTCATCAGATTTTCACCTCAAAACTAGCAATAGCATTAGCGCAGGTGTAGCAATAAGTTTCTGTTGGCACTCCCAACATAAACGCATCTACTCCCGAATAAACAAGTTCTGTGCTTTTACATACTGGGTTAGCGCACTTCTTTGTGTTAGACATTACTTTGCCCCCTCTTCAGGAAAGTAGCAAGAAACAACATCATCAAAACAATAGTGGTCGCCTACCCACCAAATATGTCCCATTGCTTGATAAACAGCCCAAACCAAAACCGCACTAGCGATAACGGCGAGCGCAAAAGCAACACGGCGTCTGCGAATATATTTCGCTTCCATTAGCATTTTCATTTCATTACCCCTTTTCATTTTGTCTTTGTGTTAGTCCCCTTGACCAACACGATAAGCATACAACACTTTGCCTATTTAGGCAACTTACCTGCCTTTTATTCTTTTGGCGTGTCGCTTTTCTTTTCACGCCAAATTACTGGCTTAGGCTCTGTTCTTGGTTGGCTTTCAGCACGCTTCTTGTTATAACGCTCTGCCAACCAAATCATAGGCATTACCAAATAAATCATAGCCTCAACAAAACCTTGCCCCTCTGAACGATAAGGCTTAGGTGTTTCCTCAACTACGATAGTAATTGAGCGTGGAGAGCGATAAGGCGTTTCAGACTTTGACTTTGCTTTTGCCTTTGCCTTTGCCTTTTTTGCGCTTTTCTTGACCGCGCCTTTTACACGCTTGGCAGTTCCTAGAACCGCACTATCAGGAAGTCCATACATTTTGTATTTCCCCTTTCTTTTCCTGTTGAGCCAAGTATAACACTCTCTCCCCCCGAAAGTCAAATCAGGGGGTTCGGGGAGAGAGCGTGTCGTTTAGGGGGCGCATAGAAAGTTTTTACTTTTTACTACCAGCCCTAAACCCTTTCGGGCTTAGCACTTACCGCAAACCAATCCATTGTAATAATCATCTTGGTTTATTCGCATTGACTTACCGCACTTCCAGCAAGCCACATAAATCATTACTTTCCGCATTATCGCCACCTCTTTATCATTGTGATTACATTGACGGACTTGGTGTCGAACATTGTGTAAGAACCCTCGCAATCGCAAGTATCTTTTATTTCATCACCTTTGTAGTCATACATACAATCGCAGTTATCTTGGCGAGCATAAACATAAAGAGTTCCCGACCAATCCTCAATCTTGTAAATCTGTCCGCTTATTCCGTAGTTATTTTGGTGGTCTAATACATCAGCGATAAAAACATCAAGGGCAGTAAATCCCTCTCCACCTTGATAAAGAACATCATCAATCATCAAAGTAGTTTCATCATCATTGTAAATAGTTAGACCCTTAGCAGTTTCTTGTCCTGCTTCGTAAATAACTTCTGCTTCCATTTTAGTTCCCCCTTTAGAAACTTTGTTGTTGAGCAAAGATTACCCTACTCGCTACAATTTAGCAAGTAGGGCAACCTCGGCGTGTCTTAGGCTTCGTAGGCTAGTGTGTAGCCTCTATCCCAAACCTTTGCGTTTTTCTTATCAAGAGCAAACCAGCGAGCCTCTTGGGTGCTTCCGAAAAACATTGTCTTGCTTTGGCGTTGTGGCTTCTCTGCCATTCCCCAAACCATTACGACCTTATTACCCTCTAGGGTAATCTCGTAAATCTTTTTCTTGCCATTCTGACCGCGAGTTCCGTCTGAAGCCTTTACAAGAACCCACTTTGTTGCTGAAAGTGTTGATACTGACATTTTGTTTCCCCTTTTGTTGTCGTTGTGTTTTGTTCTGTATTTAGTTGTTATTTAGTTGTTGGTGTAAGTATAAAACTTTTTTCTTGATAAGTCAAGTTGTTAGTTTTACCTAGTGGCGGGGTTTCGCCTAGTTCCTCACTTTTCTACCCTGTTTAGTTGTTGTAGGAGAATTGTAGCGTTTTGGCAAACATAACGCAACTTATACTCGGCGTGTCGTGGTGTGAGTTACATCACACGATTACAACCTGTGGATAACTTTTGGAAGTCGAGGCGAGGCGAACGCCGGAGCGTGTAAAAAGTAAAAACTTCCCACCGAGCCTCCACTTCCCAACAACCTGCCCGCGAGCGCAATAAAAAGTCCCCCACCTCTCGGCAGGGGACTTTTTAGGGAAGTTATTTGTATCTACTTGCCACTTTCCTTTATGAAAGTTAGTAGGCAGTCATCGCAACGAATTAGTAATTGACCCTCTGAACCAATAGTTTCTCCGCAGTCGGCGCAGTCAGTTTCGTAGTAAGGCACGAATCGGAATCTTGCTCCACCCACAGGCTCATCGTGCGATGAACGCTCCGCAGTCAATTCATTACCTTCAAGTGTGAAAGTAATTGTGAAGTCGCCATTCAAGGTTACGGCGCGATGAAGATTATCGTAATCAAACTCTGCCGACCCACTTGTCTTTCGCCATCCCATTCCTTTTCCGTATGAGATTACTTTAGAGAAGTCTTTGCCGACTCTCTTAGTCCATTCTTTCTTTAGATAATCTAAGTTATCTAGAGAGTCTTGGTAACAACCGAAGCATTCTTCGGAAGGACTTTCATCCTCATTAGTGCAATTGCAGTTACTTTCGAGAGTAACTACTTGTGTTTCAAGTGTATCCACCTGAATCCCCTTTCTTTAGGTAGTCAAAGTATAACAACCTATCACGAAGAAAGTCAAGTCAAGTCGAGAAAGTTATTTGGAAGTGTCGCGCCGGACCAGTCCGGACTGAACAAAAGTTTTTACTTTTTACTTTAATACGGAGATGCAAAAGCCCCCGCATAATTGCGAGGGCTTCCGCTTCAACCTTTAGAGATACTTCATCGGGTCGGCGTCTTCAAAGATATCTTCGATATCCGTGAAAGACCAAGTCTCCCAATCTATCTCTTTCATATTGAACTTGATACGGCAGTCTTGGCAGGTATCAAGGTCGCAATTAGAGTGTTGCATACTTCCCCCTTTCTCTAATGTAGCCTAAGTATAATAGTTGACTATAGATAAGTCAAGGGCAGACACGAAAGTTATTATGAAGTCGAATGCACTTGGTTGCTGTTGCTGAAGAAAGTTTTTACTTTTTACTGTTACCGCAAAAAAAGAGAGAGTGCGGGGGGAACCGCACCCTCTCCTTCGGGGGGAAGATTAGTTGTATAGCCCGCCCAGTAGGTAGGCTGTCGGAATAATATGCTTGTCGTATGCAAGCCAGTGAGCCACTTGCTCATCTGTTAGTCCGAGTGTTTCCCCTTCTTCATCCGCACCGCCAGTAATGATTACATTACCGAGAATCGGATTACTTGCGTTGAACGCTTCATAGTAGATAGCCGAAGCAACCATATTGAGTGGCAAGCCTTCCGCAATACCATTCTCGTTGCACCACATATCTGCGCCATCTAATCCAACACACTCGATATACCCACCGACTGCGTTGCTTAGTGTGTTGTATGAGTTTTTGAAGTCAAACTCAACAACGGACTTTACGCCATCTGTGCTGATAGCGACTGCCTTTTGTTTTTGCATATACTCCCTTTCTCTTTGTTGTTGGTGTAAGTGTATCTTACTTGCTACCGCAAGTCAAGTCGGGACACTCCGCACACTCACAACACTTTGGACCTTGTGGAATTAGTTGGTGGGTTGCAGGTTCGCTGTCCCCTTTATGGCAATTGACGCAATACTTTTCCGCACACGCCAAACACACGGGATAGTCAAAACGATAATCAAAACCATCATCATCAAAGTTTTCATAACAACGCTCGCAATAAGTTCTCTCGTCTTCCATATCACTCACCCCCTTCCGTGAAGTGGCAAGAGCAAAGGCAACAAGTTGCCTTCGCAAAGTCGAAGCCGAATACATCGGCAAGTTGTTGTGGAGAAGAAAGGCAAAGGCTGTGCTCCGCAATAGAGCAAGCGTTATATGAAAGGCGTGAAAGTGGGACGAATCCCTTGTAAGTATAGGTTTTGTTTGTTGTTGGGTTTTTTAGGTTTTTTGTTTGGGTCATTGCAGAAGTATAACTATTTTCTATTTGTAAGTCAAGTATTTAATAAACCGCAGGTGTGAGATACATCACATAAAAAGTTCCCGAAAAACTTAACATTTATTTTGCTAAGGGTTTTAGCCAATAGGCGTCCGCAAGTTGTTTGGAAGTTGGACAAGGCTAGGGGTAAGTCCGCGTATAAGTTTTTACTTTTTACTTTCACACCGCAAAAGAAAAACCCCACCTTTCGGTGGGGCTTCTCTCTAAGGCTAAATGGCTTCTGCCCTAAGACAACGCATTTCTTCTTCCGCAACATCTATTGCGTATCCAAAGTTTTCCGCGTCTGCGACATAACCTGCACGATAGGAATACTCCCCACCGAACACGCCATACCAAAGTTCAAGGTGATTCTCTACGCGATAGAGTCTGTATTCGCCTTGCTTCTTGATAGCACGCATTGTGTTCCCCCTTTCTTCTTAACCCTAGTATAAACCTATCTAGGCTTATAAGTCAAGTTAATAATAGTTGCGCCTTGTGGCGTGTCGTCTTCTTCCTCGTCCTCGTCCTCATCTTCTTCATCGAATTGTCCGATTAGAGTTTCAAACCCTAAGTTTGGGTCTGTTGGGTGTGTGCTTACCGCGTCAATAAATCTAAGGAAGCAAGACTCGTAATACCAGTCCTTTAGAGTTTCTAGCATTTCTTCGGGTGTTGCGTCCGCGCTAGTTATTAAGTTGTCGTAGCGATACTCGCGCATTTGGGCAACCTGTTCATCGTCCATTAGCAAGTAAATCTTGTGGCAAGTATCCCAAGCGATAGCCTTAGCCTCGCTCACTCTTTCTTCTACCAAAGTAAAATCAACGCTCATTTCTTTTCCTTTCCAAACTCGCAACGGCACATTGTGTAATACTCACCGCAACCCTTGTGGCAAGCAAACTCATCTACAAGTCCCGACAACATCATTTCTTCAAAGTCGGAGAATTGTCCGACAATACCTTTCGGCACATATTCTTCTACAACATCTTCCTCGTCATAGATTTCTTGCTCCCGCGTAATCCAAGCGTCTAACGCTCTTTTATCAAGGCTCATTTTTCTTCCCCTTCTTCTTTTTCTAGTAGCCCCATAAGTTCCATTTCTTCAAAGTAATCTAATGCTTCATTAGGTTCATCTGTAAAGAAAAGCATTACTTACGCCTCGCAGTCGTGGCCATAAGCCCACTCATTAGCGTCATTGTCGTCTAGTAAATCGAATACCCGCGAGCACTCGACACACTTTGCCTTTGTTGAAATCTTCATTTCATTTTCCCCTTTTCTGTTTGGTCTTGCTAGGGCAAGCATAATACCTGCCCTAGCAAAAGTCAAGCGTTATTGTGTGATTTCTACCACTTCCATCACACTCGCACTTAGAGTGTTAATGCCGTGAGTTTGAAATAACTTTTGGCTAGCGTTATCAACCGCGCTATCTTCATCTGTTCCCTGTCCTTGCGTGTGCAGTGTGTATTCCGCAGTTTGAAAAGTTACATCGTAAGTTTTCATATTTTCTCCCTTTTCTTTATTAGGTTCGGTAGGGGAGTCGTATTGTTTCCGCCCCTTGCAAGTTATAGGCGTTCAGGTGTCCAGCGACTTTCCCCCTACCGAATACCCTAAGTATAACGGAACGACAAGAAAAGTCAAGTCTTCTAGGCAGACACGCCAAAGTTATTTGGAAGTTGCCCCCGCAGCGAACGCCGGCGAGCGCAGGTTTTTACTTTTTACTTCTCTCCGTAATACTGAACATTTATGTAAATCGGTGGGGCAGAGTTTGGGTCAAGTTTGGTGGCGATAGTAATTGCTTGCCTAACCAAAGTCTTAGCCGTAGATAAAGTTCTTTTACGGGTTTCCATAGTTCCAAGTAAAGAACCAAGTGCATAAGCCGAACCCGAACCAATAGCGTAAATCCCACTCTCATCTCTAGCCCAAGAGTAATCGTTTCCTATTTCGTAAATAGTCCCGTTGATTACGACCATCACATTACTATCGTTGTCGCCATCTTTAGAGTATGAGTTTTCCTCAAACAACTTCTTCATCTCGGGGATAAAGGAAGCGGTCATAAACTTATCTAACCTTGCACCATAGGTTGATGGGTTGATAATGGGCGGTTTGAATATGTGGGACAAGAGGTTTATCGCTCTAACATCTCCAGCCACGCCAATAAGATAGTTTCCATTTTTGAACATCTTGCCGTTATCTTTTGGAAGTGAATAAATCTTTTCGTTTTCTTCGGTTACTCGTGAGTCAAAGCCGACGACAGCCCAGTTCTCTCCTTGCACGCCAGCAATAGTCGTCATCTTTTTTCTCTCCGTTACCCTTCAGTTTTTACTTTTTACTACTTCCAGAACCCGTCCCAGAGTTCTTCTCTAAGTTGTTCATACTTGTCGCCGTGATGCCCGTTGTATTTCGCAGAAATGTCCTCATCTCTAATGAGATAGTCTAGCGAAAGAACGGCGGTATAGTCAGTATCGCCAAACATAATAACAAGTTTGGTATCCCCGTCAGAGGGGTCATCTACAATGGCAACAACGAAAGGCTCGCCAGAGCCGTTAGCGTGATAGTCCTTAGCAATAATGTCCATACCCAAAATAGTAGGGGGATTTTTTAGGGGTGATTTGGGCAAAAAGAAACCCCTGCCGTTGGACAGGGGCTTCCTAAGTGTTTGCCGTTAGACGACAGCGACCCACTTCTTAGCCGTGTTGATTACATTGCTGTAATCGCTAGCCATACTTTCGTCAAGGAAGCGGTTGATTTCTTCCTGTGAAACGCTTGCTCGGCGTAGAGCCGTAGCCACTCGTCCCATAATTGCAACCGCGTTTTCGTTGTTGCCTAGCACGACTGTAATGTCGTTGTATTTTGCCATTTGGTTTCCCCCTTTCTTTTCCCTAATTTTACTCGTTTGATTTGGTAAGTCAAGAACCTTACTCGGCGTGTCGCTTACAATGCTCCCAGCAAGTTCCGCAATCAGCGCAATGGTCTATCTGTGAGCCAACATCATAAGTTGTTTCGCAGTCGTCGCAAGTGCCTATCTCGCTGTTGTTATCGAAGTCAATCAAGATTTCAGAACAAGTTTCACAAGTGATAGAGGCGTTGTCTTCGTTGCCCCAAACATCAACTTTTATTTCGTGTCCGAAGTGTCTAGCAATTTCTTGGTAAGTGCTTACTGCCATTTGTCCCCCTTAGTTGTTTGTGAGAGCAAGTATAACAAAATAATTTAGAAAGTCAAGAATAGATACACACCGACTTCCCACAAGACAGGGGAAGGGGAAGTCGGCGGAGCAGAGAAGGGTATGTCTGCTCTCATCTAGGCAAGGCAGAAAGGGGAACGCCTCGCACTAGGTGGTTCTATTTTACACGGAAGTTTTTACTTTTTACTTCCGCAAACCGCACTTAGAGTTTATCCACAATCGCTATGGGCACAACGACTTCGGCAGAAATCGTTTCGCCATTACCCGACTTTCGGGCGAACCGCCCTGTGGGGTTGTCTAGCATTACAGTAATCTTGCTTCGCCTAATGCCAACAATTTGTGCTGTTTCGCCAACAAGGTATTTAGTTCCACAACGCTCGTTGATACGAACCTTGTCGCCAACTAGGAAGTCAGAAAGTTTTAGCGAACCGCGCTTCTCCTCAATTCGTTTATCAACTGCTTGACGCAAGATTTGTAGGTGGCTATCAAGTTCTCCACTCTCTATCTTGTCTGTAAGTGAAACAACAAAGTCTAAGTTAGTCGTCGTCATTTTCTATCTCCTCTCCATTTTCATCTACAACGCCAATGTCGTTAGACGCCTTAGCAACATCAAATCCATAGTATTCGTTTATGAAGATAGAGGCACAACGAATAGCAAAGTCGTGTTCGCTCTCTCCTTCGTTTCGTAAGTTGTTATCAAGAACAATAGTAGTCATTAGCGTAAAGTAATCGCCAACAAACATTACTGTTCGTGAAAGAGTTATCTCGTCCATCAGGTATTCAACCTGTCTATAAACTCGCCAAACTTTTGGTCAAGGTCGTCAGAGGTTGAGCCATCAGGCAAAGTGAAAAACTTTTCACTACCTTGATAAGAGTATGTCCAAGTGCCTGTCTTCTCGTCCCAAATAGTTCCATCAGGAAACCGCACTTCTTCACTCTCAACATCAACCGACCAATGGTTTAGGTCGTCGTCATACTTCACTATGAAATGGTGTTCAGCCATTTTATTTCTCCCTTTCTTTCTTTGACTTATTATTCCACTACCCTAGTGGAAAGTCAAATCCTATTTTGCGAGGACATAAACTTTGTCCTTCATTACTAGAGGCTTGTCGTCCGGCCCCTTCACATACGGCGCAATCCAAATACGCTTTTTGATAGAACCCTTTTCAGCGTCCTTGTAAGGTTGCCAACGCCAATGACCGCCCACAACCCACCTGTGCGACCAATCTATAAAGCGACCTTCATTAGCCTTGTCGCTAGTTGTGTATTCTGTTTTGCGAAGTTGAACAACAACATACTCGCTAGGAAGTTTTGCTCTTTCCATAGACTTTCTAATTCCGCGTTGAGGTGTTTTCTTTTCAGAGGACACAATAGTTTGCGACATCATCAAGAAGTAAGCGTGCATAAATCGTGGAAAGTTATCCATAGCAACAAACTCTTGTTGATAGTTTTCTTTCCAATAATCAGAGTCTAACTCAAATTGTTCTTGTCGCTTTTTACCGCCAACCTTTTCTCCGTGTCCTGCGCTCTCTACGGAAGATAGCAACCACTTACCAACATTTCTACGAAAATCCGCAACACTCTTTCCTGTTGCTTCTGCTGTTCTTTCTAGCATAGGCATAGAGTCGTCAGCCTTTACATCATAGTTATTGAATAGGTAATAAACAATTTGATTATCGTGCATTTCCCAAAGGACGGCGTGGATTATGTATTTGCTACCTTCTATGTCGTTTGTTTCTACGCCCTTCTCGAAGTAAGCAAAACCGCGAGGACTAGGAACAAGGTCGAAATCAAAAGTATCTGTGTCGTCTAGTTGATTAGAAGCAAAAGAAATAACATCAGTCATTTCATCTTTTACTAAAAAGACATCTGCCTTTTCAGTAATAGTTAGCATTTCTTGAACCATACCTTCGGCAAGGCTAAGTTTTGTTTTACCTATTCTCATAGTTCCCGATAAAGATAAAGCCTGTTTATCTGTATCAAGATGAACCGAAGAACCATACTGCGCCACATTATTTAGGCAAAATAGTTTTTGTCCGTAGAAAAATAAAGAACCTTTATTGGCTAAAGGATTTTTTGTAATTTCTGTTTTGTATCTATCAAAAATCTGTCTAACAATTTCATCTTCTTCATCTCTACACTTAGAAGAAAGAACATTAGTTAGAACATAACCTAAGTTCCCTTTTAGGCGCAGGTTGAGGTCGTTGAGTAGCGTTAGTGTTTCGTCAGGCTTTAGCATTTGTTTCCCCTTTTCTTACCCTAAGTATAAAACTATTCTTCCCCAAAGTCAAGCCTAGTCGTCCCAATCTTCTTCTTCCGTGTCTTCGTCTTCCTTAGACTTATAAACAACTTCTTCTACTGGCATAAAGTCCAAGAGGTCTAGGTCTTGCGTTAGGTCAAGAACTAGGCACTCTTCGCAGTTCTTGTATTCCATAGACTTCTCAAAGTGGCGAAGTTCTTCTATGGAAACATCTAAACCACTTTCCATTTTGGCAAGAATAATTCTTGTCCGCAACGCCCTATGCTCTAACATTTTTTGAGCATAGACATAATCTTCGTGGCGAATAAGGTCGCTGTCTTTGATTTCTTTTTCCTGTGTCTTACAAGTTGGTAGCCAAAGTGTGTCTTTGTCTATGATTAGTTCGTAACCATCATCAGAAGTTTTCTTTGAGATAGGTTCGTAACTATGCAGAACTCTGCTAGTTAGTGGGTTGTGTGTGTATTTCTTTTTGTTGGTCATAGTGCAACCTTATCAAATAGTTTTTGGATTTGCAACTTATCTCTCCCCTGCGTGTCGTTTTGTGTTTTTACTTTTTACTATTCCCTGTTTGTAAGAAACCCCCCACCCTTTCGGGTGAGGGGCTTCTCCGCAATTACTTGCCTGTCTTGAGAGCCTTGTAAGGGGCTGGAATTGTGAAGTCTTTGAGAAGTTGCTCCACAGTTGGGTGTGTCTTGAAAAGGTTGTCCTTATCAAGTTTTGTGGCATTTACTGTTGCTACACGAACAACAACATTACCGCCAATAGTTCCTGCTTCCGCAGTTCCTACCCACTCGTCATTTACAAGTGTGTATCCGAGTAGCGCATAGAGTTCAGCCTTGAGAGCCTTCTCTTTGTCTTGATTTGCCTTGATAGCGTCTTTCACAGTTGAAAGTTCAACTAGCAAGGTGCTTGCGTTAGTTGCGTCTAGCGCAACTTCGGTGGTGCTAACTGAAGTGATTACCTTTCGGGTAATTTCAGTTTCAACATTGGTTCTAGGCATAGTGCCCAATTCCCTTCGTCGTTATGTAGTTGGTAGTTCATCGGGGTATCCGACCCCGACAAGAAAGAACTTTACCCTTTCGCCAAGCGATAAGCAAATCCAAATGAGCGTGTCGCCAAAAAATTTTTTGTGATTTGGCTCACACCAACCACAACTTACCCCAAGAGCGTTCCCTTGTGTATGGCTCTGCTATGAAGTCAGCCCCTTTGATTAGGTCATAAGGGAAGTCAGCCCTAGCCCTTGCTTCTCCAATGCGCTCGGCTTCCTTCTCGGTTTCGGCTTCTACTTCGTAATAAGCATTTGTTTCTTTCTCATTTTCAGAAAAGTATCCACGCACTATCCACTTTTTACTTTTTGCTTTCAATCCAGTTTCTCCACTTCTATCTCGGTTGAGCGTGAGAGGTCGTGTCCGTATTCGTTCTCCAACCACTCTCGGGCTTGTGCTTCAGCACCCCGTTGCGTTTCGGAACTCACTTCCGTTCCAAAGTGCGACACGAAAGTTATTTTCCAGCGGTTAGTCATCTGCACTCTCCGTTTCGCTAACCACGCCTTTTGCTAAATCAACGAAGTCTTCGGCAGCAGAACTTTGGAAATACCACTCGCCGTCTTCATACTTGTCGCAGACTTGCCCCCATTGTTCGTCCGTCAAGGTCAAGCCGTATGAGTATCCTTCAACACACTCTTTATCCCAGTATGCAACAAGCAACTCGGTTTCAGGTGAGTATGCCGATAGTTGTTCTATTAGTTTTTTCACTTGCATAGTTTTTACTTTTTACCTTTCTCGGTTAGGCGTTCGCTAGTTGTCGGTTAGGTTCGTGCGGTAGTGGAACATCTCCACGCCAATCACAAACCGAGCCGTTGTATGTATCTATCCACAAACCAAAATCTTGCTTTACTTCCCAGCCACATTTACGACAGACAATCACTCTTGCCACCCGCCCGTCATAACTTCCCAACAACTTGGGTGCGTGCCTGTAATCATTTGCTCACGCAACGCCTTATCCATTTCAGGGTAAGCGTCTTGAATAGCACCGCCTAATTGGCGAATAAGAAAACCTTTCATAGGAACTTCAACTGTTCCACCCTTGCCACACATACCGCAGATAGGCGTTTCAACTATGTAAGTTGTTTCCGCAACTACCTTTCCGAACTCTGTTTCCATTTGTTTCCCTTTCTAATTGGTTGGCTAATAATAACAAAACTAAAAGTGAAAGTCAATCGGCACTAGGTATTGGCGTGTCGGGTCTTGCTCTACTCGCCCCCAAAAGTATTCAAGATTGCAAGAGGCTTCCTTCAAGTCAAAGACACCTGTATCTGAACACCAAGAGTTGCTAAGAAGTTTTCCTACCCTAGCCAAAGTCCAAGCCTTCATTGAATAACTGAAATCGTATTTGTCTGGGTTGTAGGCAGAAACCATTTCTTCAATGTCAAAATCAGGTTGAGACATTTCTTCTAAGGCTCGCTCTAACTCTTTCTTACGAACCGCAACAAACTCTTTGATAATGTCGTCTGCAAGATTTGGATTTTCCGCATAGCAAAGAGCATTTCGTGTTTGCTCCCAGCCGTCAAATAAACCTTCCCAACGCCCACCCACTTCGTGCCAATCTGACCACGAAGGGTATGGAGTTTCTGAATAAGTTATTTGTGCTTTGACTTCGTCAATAGCCTCATCTCCGCTATCTGCTTCGACAAGCATAATCTGACAAGTGTGCATTTTTACTTTTTACCCTTTCTTTAGTTCTTGGTTGAGAACTATTATCCCACTTTACTTACGCAAAGTCAAGTAGCAACTTCTGTTCATTTTCATACTGTTCCTTTACATAGGAACTCGCACTTTGTAGAGCCTCTGAAATACTGTCGCAAACCCAATCTATGTGTTCGCCCCGACAATACAAATCAAACCAATTATTGTTATCCCAAGTCAATGCGTTCTCACCATTAGCAAGTCGCAAGTCCTCATCACAATTTATACCTAAGCCATAAAAATCTGACGCAGTTCTAAGTATTGTTTCTGTTGGTTCGTGGATTACACGAACTTCTCCATCTGCATAAACATCTACTTCAAAACCTTTGTAAGAAACTTGGCAGATAAATCCATCGCCTTCATACCAAAGGCTGTCGTCTTGTTTCTCTAAGTCGGGAGCAACTCCTGAAAACATAGAAGCCCAAACAACTTCTGCGCCTTCAAGTAATTCATTTATTGTTTTCACTTCTATCCTTTCGTCATTGGTTTTTACTTTTTACTAAGTAGTAAGTGAAGCCCCACAAAGGGGATAAGGGGGCTTCACCTACTTAGGGTCTTGGTTCGTAGGTTCAGTTGTGGTGGAACTGACTTGCGTTGGAAGGACGCACCACACGAACCAAGACTTCTTTTAGAACATTAGGCAACCGCCCTCTGTCCAACTTTAGTTAGTGCTTCCGCACACGCCTTGCCGATTACTTCACTTGCTTCCGCAGGATTAGCAACCTCAACAACTTTAGCGTATCCACCGCCCAAATCGTTGGCTCTGTGCGAGTGGCTAAATGGTAGCCACACAACCGCAACGCCAGCCTTCTCACATTGAGCCATAGCCCTGCGAACATTGGCAGGTTCGTTGCCTGAATAAAGACCATCAGAAACGATTACGAGCAACTTTGCTCCGCTTCCATTGAGTAAGTTGAGAGAACCTTCTAGTGCTTTGTATGCTCGCTCAAACTTTTCAGTTCCGTCCTCTGCTGAATAAACATTTACTTGGTCTAACTTCTGACCTGACTTTAGAACAGGGAACACATCATTACCGAAATAAACCATAGCGCACTCACCTTGAATACGATTTACTGCTGACGACATTACCCACGCAGTTGTAGCCATTGGGTTCATAGCACTTCCCATTGAACCTGAAATATCTACCATTATTCCAACTTTGAGAGTTGGGTCGTCTGTGTGCTTACGAACTTTCTTTCGGAAAGGTTCTACCTTTGTATGAATACCGCGAGAGCGTAGTGCTTCACGCTGAACGATTGCGCGAGTGCGTAAGCGTCCGGGTGGAACTTCACTAGACCTTTCAACAATGTCGCGCTCACGATACTTAGCCTTTTCTAACCAGCGACCAATAAGAACTGACGCAGAACGCTCCGCACCTGTTGGGTTGCGAGTTTCAATCAACTTGCTATCTGTTCTGCTCTTACCCGGACCTGACGACTTCGTAAAAACTTCTGTAGAGATTTCTTTATTCTCTAAGCGTTCCTGACTTTCCTTAGCCTTTGCTTGTGCTTCTTGCTTCCAATCATCTGCTTGCTCTGCGTCAGATAGTTCGCCAAAGTTATTCACTTCTACTGTTGAAGCACTCTCATTTAGAGCGTCAAGGATTTCCTCTAGCATTTCCATAGGAATAGGAAAACCGCAACCGCCTTCGGGAGTTCCTTCATCTCCACGCTCTTTTGCTAACTCACGAACAATTTTCGCCCACTCAATCGCAATAGGATAAATGTCTGTAAGGTCAGTATCGTTTTCGTGGAGTTGTGCTTGACGAGCAAGCGAGCGCAACTTCTCAACAACTTCAAGACCAAGTTCCTTCTCAATCATTTCTGTAATTGTAGAAACTTCATCTGCGTCAAGAATACCTGCGTCAATGCGACTATGAACAAGACCGACAAGATTAGTAAGTGATTGAGTGGTGCTTGTTTTTTCCGCACCCTCTTTTACATCTCCAATAACAATTTCCATAGCGCAAGCACGAAGGAAAGGTCTAGCACTTGGCATAGCAGTTAGACCGCGATACTCAATGCGACTTTCCTCTAGCAATACAAGTGCTTGGTATTCGTCAGGCTTTAGTTCGCTATAAGCCTTTGGCATAGACCATTGTGAGAAGCGAGCGTGGAAGGCTTCGTGCTGAATAGCACCTATCGCCTTTGGATACTCATAGTGAGTTGAACGATTAGTTAGGTCGCCAATTTGTTCAGGTGTAATTCCTTTTCCAAATGCGATTTCAACATTTACTTCAACTTCCGCAAGTGTTGGGTTGTAGCAAGCAGGAGCAATACCACCTGCGCCTGTTCCAACATAAGCAACTAAATCTCCGCGATTAGACCACTTGTTAGCAAGTGTTCCTATGTCGCGTCCTACTGATAACCACTCAACAGGCGTATGCGCTGTTCGTGTATCGTCAAACTTTATGTGAGCCATTTCTTTCCCCTTCGTTAGTATCAGGCTTCCGACCTAATAACCCTAGTATCCTCTTTTATTTTCCTTTTGTCAAATCCTGTCTTTGGCGTGTTGGGGGTGGGTGGGGGGAGCGAGCGCACCCAAGAAGGCTCGCTCAAACCCCCACCCGAACCAAAACCTAGCGACAGGGAAGGGCTAGATTTTGGCTGTCTTACACTCTGCCCCGAAGGAGCGAGAGAGAACATCTGCGACAGTTGCTCTGTCATTTTCAGGTGCGCTCGCAATCAAGTTAGAGATTGCGAACTCTGTTCCGAAAGTTGTTGAAATGTCGCGGAACGCAAGCAACTCACGCATTTGAGGACACCAAGAAACTTCGTTAGAAAGTTGCTTGCGTGAAAGATTTTGTGAAGCAGTAATCAACATAGCAGGAACGCCAAGTTTCTTAGCCAAGTTCCAATCAGTTGTCATTTCAACTTGGAGAGTAAAACGAGAACTCAATGCTTCGCTGATACGAACTCCGGGTGCGTTTGGATTTGTAGCACTAACCACAAAGAAATCAGGGTGAGCCTTGATAACTCCGCGTTCAGGATTAGCAGATACAACAACTTCTCTGCGTCCGTCCATAGCACCATAAAGGATTGAAAGAACCTTTGGGTCAATCAGACCAATTTCATCTACGAAATAGACCCAACCATTTTCCATACACTTGACTAAATCTCCGTCAATCCAATCAAAGTTTCCGCTTGGTGTTTGGATAAAGTTTCCGAGCAAGTCAGAAACTTCAATGTCTCCGTGTCCAACGAGTGTTCGCATACCCTCACCGAAGGTTGCTTCAACCAACGCAGTTTTACCTGTGCCGGGTGCGCCATAAAACATTGGGAACAAAGGCGAACCTTCACCTGTAAGAACTGCTTGCTTAGTTGCTTCTCTCGCATTACGCAGAGCCATTACATCTTGGTGGCTTCCCCACATACGAGCAACATACTTAGAACCATTAGGTCGGAAATAAACATCATCTCCAACTAGAGCGTCAATACTTGGTAAAGAACTCATCTTAGGTTTTCTTGGCTTTCTATCTGCGCCACTTGCGCGAGCAACATAGCGACCACTTGGGGGAACACTTGCGCTAAGTGTAGTCGTAGCACTTTCATTTACTCCCTGTGTGGCAACTTCAATAATCGTATCCCAAAGGCTTGGGGTCAGATTTGGACTTAGTTGAGCATACTGCTCTTTCATTGTTGTCATTTTGTATTTTCCCTGTCTTTCTTTTTTATACTAATTCAGGAAAGGCAAGAGCCTTCCGAGATAGATGAACACGATAAAGGATTTTATTAGGTGTCTTACCTTTGGCAAGGTCGTCTGCGTCTCCGCGAGATACCTCTACAAGTATTGGAGTTTTTTCTAAAGACCAACCTTGACTAATCACGCTATCAAAGTATGAAGTTGCGTGGCGCATACGAAGTTCTGTGAAGTTCTCCTTTGCGCTATCTTGGAGTGTTGAACCACTATCTACAATTTCCTCTAATTCCTTAGAGCGCAGAATAGAAGTTTTCCATTGTTTGCGTGGAGTGCTTGGTGTAATCACTCTACGAACAAAGGTCATAGGAACTAAAGTTCCTGCTGTTGTGTAAGCGTCAGGAGTAATAATGACTTGCATTACTTGTCCTGTCTTACGGAACTCGGCATAAACTCCGACTCCCTGAACATCTTTTTCTTTACTTAGCACTTGGGTGTTTCCTTTCGTTTGTTTTGCTAGGTAAGAGAATTATTACCGAACACTTCCCGATTGTCAAGTTATGACTTTCGGCGTGTCGCCCCCTAGTTCTCCCTGTCTTTGGGGGTGGTGTAATTGTAGTGCTTTACTTTTTTCCTGTCAAGTTGATTTATAGCGGGTCATTTATTTGATTATTTGTTACTGCCAATATACGAGAATAATCTGTGTCAATAGCAACATCAACAATTCTCACATCTTCATTAGTTTCATTTATGTGGTTGCGTATTACTTCTGCGATAGAGGGGTCGCAGAAATACTCATCTTGATTATTGTCGTAATAGACAGTAACAAGAAATGATTTTGATTTCATTTTTTCCCTTTCTTAGTTGTTGGTGTAAGTGTAAAGGTTGGATAAACGATTGTCAAATCGTGTCAGGGTCAGGTATGTCAAGCAACTGAACCCCATACTGCTTGGATACTTCAATCGCAACATTGGCTCGTTCGTGGTCGGAAGCGTTCTCTACTTCTTCCCAATCTGCCTCTGTCCAATCTTGAGTTTGGACAAGGACTATCCCATCTGCGTTGCCAAAGTTTCCGTCCATAGCAAAGTAATGGATTGTTGGTTGTGGCATTTCTTCGGACATTATTCAGCACCTACTATTTCTATCTCACGAACTTCGTGAAGTTCTATTGGCTTTGAGTTATTGTTTGGGCAATCTTTATACCACTCTTTAGGGTCTTCTTCCCAAGAGCAACGACAACCTTCTTCGTTATCTCTATCAACATAATCTTTATGTGAGTCAGGTATGTCCCACTCACGAACAATACTTGAACCAGTTGAGTCCCAAAAGATTTCTCCACCCCAACCTTGTTCTTCTTCATACTCTAAAGTTATTTCTAGTTCGGGGTGTTGAACAGATAGTTCCTCAATAACTGGAAGTGGTGGCGACCACGCAGTATTGAAGCGATAAGAAATGTGTGTAGCAGACTCATTAGTTATTTCAGTTTCAGGAAACTTCTCTTCGTCTGATACTGCGACATCCCACTTAGTTCCCCACTTAGTATTGTTGAAGTTATACCAGTTGTATTCAGTATCTCCTTTAGCAACACCGCCTTCGTAGCCGTGAGTTCCAAAGTATTCATCTAACTTGTCGTCAGGTGGCGCAATAATGTTCATAAAAGAAAATACTGGATTTGAATAAGTTGTAGTGTTTTCTTGGTTTCTATACTTTTTTTCAAGTGGCTTATTGAGTTGAGCCTTTACTTTCGCAATGGCTTCCTCTGAACCTTCAATAGATAGATTGTTATAGACCCAGTTGGGCATTGGACTTCCTTTCTGTTGGTTGGTGTAAGTCTAACGATTTTTATTTTTCTGTCAAGCGCCGAAACTCGGGAAGTGTGTAGTCGGGAAGTCCAAACAAGAACCCACCGCCATTTCCCTCTTCGTCTTGCGATACAACAAGTTCTGTTAGTTTGCCGTTGGCAAGTTTGACGAGGAACATAGGAAACCCTTTCCCACCGAACTCGTCTGTATCGGTTCGCAGGAACTTGATAATAGTTGCTCCGTTGAGTGCGGAGTAGTATCCAGCGTTCCAGCGTTCTTGTATCGTGTCTTGTTTTGTAGCGGTCATTATTTATTCTCCCTGTTCCTCTAAGGCACGCCGTTTGTTTTCAGAACGAGTGCGGTTTCGTTTGTTTCTCTTGTCGGCAAACACCTGTGCTTTTTGGTTCAGCACAAAGCGACCTCGCAAGCGAAGCAAGCCGTCAAGAGCGTTTTTCTTTTTCATAGCACCAGTCTAACGCTTGCCGTTGATTTGTCAAGCCCCGTTGCTGAAGACACGCCGACTTCCCAACAACTTTTTTAGATGGGGCTCAGCGCTGTAGGACTTTTTACTTTTTACTCGGTTCGGCATAAGCGCTCGCCGTTTTTACTTTTTACTCAGCGGTCTTTGACTGGTCATCCAAACTTCCCAATAACTTTATACAGCGCTGGCAGCAAATGTGTTCAGTCAGACTTCCCAACAACTTCAAGATGTCTTACCTGGCGGCGGAAATCTTCAGCGGTTAGACAAAAGAAAAAGCGTGCCAACTCCGTGTCTCGCACGAAATTATTGGCACGCCGTTTGTTGCGTTTGAATTAGTCTAGGGTATCGGGGCAGACTTCCTCTAGGTTTGAATCATCCTGCTTTACAGCGCAGATGGAACAAATGGTAATCATCCCGAAGCCGTCATCCCTATCGGGTATCTCAACGAATAAGTGGTTCATAGATGTAATCTTACAATAACTCCGATGGCACTTCAGGTTCGTAAGTATGTGGCGTTCTCTGTTTCCAGCCATCGCCTACCATTTTGAAATCAAAGACACGCCCGAGAGCATCCGCGACCTGTTCGCTAATGTCTGTCCAGCCCTCGCCCTCTGTGTTGAGCGAGCCAGCGTTTGGAATGTTCGGCAAGTCCGAGTCCTCTGTGTAGTCGCCATAGACAAAACATCTGTCGCCAGCCCAGCGCCCTGACACCGCAGTAAGAGGCAAGTCGCCCCCACCGCGATTAGGCGATGTCATTGTTAGAACATAGAGAGCATCCGAAAGACTTCCATTGAAATCTCCAATGTGTTCCCATTGCTTAAGACCCAAGCCGAGTGCGTGTGGCACTACAACTTCCTTCTTGTCGTAATTTACTAAAACGTGATACTGACCCATTTCTTTACCCTTCTACTTCATCACGAATAATTTGTAATGCATCCATCCACGCCATAGCGCGAATTTCATTTAGATTGTCGTCTGTTACAAAAGCCTCAAGAAACTTTTCCCATTGCTCATCTGTAACTTTGTAATCCAAGTCAATTTCGATGTCTGACTTGCCATAGATGCTAAAGCCAATAACTTCATCATCTTTATACTCGCCTTTGATTAGTTCAATCAAATCGCTAGCGAGGATTCCCCACTTTGGTTTTGTATTCATACCATCTCCCTTTCATTGATTTCCCACTCGGCGTCAGGCCAATGTAGGTCGTGCTGTTTCGACTCTATCTTTCCTAAGTCGTCTAGGTGTGCATTTATTTTTTCTACCGCGTCTTTTTCACTTTCGGCAGAAACAACTCCATTGAGTTTTATTACGAACTCGTAGTCTTGCATTATTTTCCTTTCTCTAGTTGGTAGTGCAAGTCTAATGATTTATTTCTATTTGTCAACTACCAGTTCGGCATACTCGCTGGACATTTCGCTAAGAACATTTGAAAGATGTTGGTCGTGGGGGTCGAGTCCTCCAGAGGATTCCATCTCCTCAACCATCTTGAGCCAGCCCTCATCTGTGAGAACCATCTCGTCATCCTCGGGATAATCGAATGTGTCCTTTGAATAAATTAAAACAATAACTTCATCTTCTGCGTCATAGTTGGTGGTAACCATTTGGACCAGGTCTTTGACTTTCATACAACTTCCTTTCATTTGATTGATGTGCCCAGGGAACGGACTTTTTGGCCTAGGACCTCATTCCTATTCAGCAACAGCAAACAGCGTCTGCCCTGAACACAAGATGTATTTAAACAGACGGAAAACAACTTGTCAAGTCAAGACACAAAGAAAAACCCCCGCTGTTTAGACGGGGGTCTTCCCTTAGTTATTTGCGTTCAACTGTAACGCGTTCTGTCTTTACGACAGTTACTGGACGCTTCCCGCTTTCATCATTAATGAAAGTTTGGTCGAGAAGTAAATCAACAACATCGTCTTCGAAGACAGTGTTGGTGGTGCCATCAGACCAGTGCAGTCTGATTTTTTGGACTGTATCCATAATCCCCCCTGTGTAGTTGTTAGACCAAGTATAAAGCATAGACTTTATTTTGTCAAGTCGTGTTTAATAAAAAAGTCCCCGTGTTCGCTGATGGCGGGGAAACCCATCAAACCAAGCCATAGTGTTTAAGACGAGAAAGGTAGATGTCCTAAACGGCTTTGCGAATCTCAAAGTAACAGCGGTCTTAATCCGTTGTCAAATCGTGGCGTGCTTTAGCAGTCTCTTCCATCTCATCGGTTACTTCTGTAGTCTTCGGGAGGTCCACAATCTCACCCGTTACTACATCAATAATTTCTCCATCCACAATCTGGAGTCGCGGTTCTTCGACAAGATGTCTTTCCAATAACTCCTCGACATCAGCGGTTACTTGTATGTACCCCTTTTGTACTTCACGCTTGAGAAGCGCGTATCCAACCCACGCCGTTAGTATGCCCATCGGGCACCTACTAGCGCTTGCCGTTGTTCAACGGTCATGCCGCCCCAGACTCCATACTGTTCAGGTACGGTTAGTGCGTGCTCTAGGCACGCCGTTTTCACTGGACACGCCCCACATATGGCGAGCGCTCTAGATTCGCGGGCCGCTTTCTCATGTCCCCGTTGACCAGGGTCCAGAAAAAATAATTCACTGTCTTCGTCCCTACACAGGCCGTGCTCTTGCCATGCATAGAAGTCAGCGGTTGGTTTTAGTCTTTCGATAATTTTTGTATCCATGGCAGCAACGTTACAAGCAGCGCTCGCCGTTGTCAAGTTTTATTTTTTGGTGGCGGTTCGGGTGGTGGAGGCGGAGACGGTCCTGGCGGCGGGCCGCTGTATAAAAGTTATTTGGAAGTTCACTTTCGCATCGGAGATGCGAAAGCAGTCTACTCCTCGTCCAGGCCGTTGTCAAGTTATTTTGAGCGTGGCTCAGAAGACGGTTGGCCAGGTCTCCGACATCACAACAACTTATTAATGCACAGCAGCATCTGGAGCAGCGGTTGACTCAGACGTCTGGTCCCTACAGATATCAACAACTTTAACGGTTCACCTGGCAGCATCACGGTTTGTCCACGCTAGGGTTCTGTCCCATCCATCCCAACAACTTCGACGGTTGACTACAGCACTGTGAAGGCAGCGGTTAAATATATACAGCGTCTGTATCTACCAGGCCGCCCTCGACTTTTTACTTTTTACTCGCGGTTGACTCAACCTAGGAATTTGGCGAAGTAATAAACAGCAGCGAGCATTACGGTCACGCCGCTTATAAGTTTAATCACATCAAGCACGGTTATCCTCCAGGCCGCTTGTGTATACGGTTAGAACTAAGGGTGTACGAATCATACGGTTATATGAACCTTACTGCACCGGCGCAGCGGTCAACTTCCAAACAACTTCTCTAGACAGGCCGCTCTTCAGCGGCAAGCCGTTCTTCTTTTTTGACTGCACATTGGGGGCATACGGTTAATGACTTGTCATACGTCTCGCCGCACCAGAAGCAATCGGTTAATACGGTTTCCATCTTTAGTCCCTACTTTTTACTTTTTACTCTTACGACACGCCGTCGTTCGATTTGACACGGTTACGTTATCTTAGTAGGCTAGGTTACTACCAAGCCTACTTAGATAACTATTTACTTTTTATACGGTTAAGAAGTTCAAGGGCTTCGTTAGCGCGAGCCGTTACGCGGACGTGCTCTTCCCTGGTCTTTGACAACTGAACATCTTCTTGAAGTCTTTCCGCCAGGCGGGCCGCTAACTCCTCTAAGTTATTTTGTTCCATCGGTTGGCTCCTCGCCGTTTGAGTTAATTGAATCTTCAACTACTACTTCAGCCTCAATAACTTTTGCATCTGGGAGGCTGGCCGCTCTCCGTTGTGCAGCATCAGCGAGCCGTTGCAATCTTTCAGCCACGATGTCCTTGGCGGGCCGAACTTCAATCTGGCCGCCAACATCAACTTCCACACCCCCTCGAACACCAGCACGGTCAAGTATCTCGGTTGAGGCTTTGAGGCGGACAGGTTCGGACTGGGCGTTATCCATCAACTCTTCAAGAACATCAACGGCTGCGCTCGCAGATTGCTTTAACTTCTGGCGTGCCCACTCGACATCTGCTCCTGGCCGACGGTTGGTGCGGAGGTGGATGCGACACAAGCCGTCATCCTTTGGGCGACCTGATGACCAGAGCATACAGCGGATGCCGTCGGTCTTGACAATTCGGCATCGGTGGGGTAGACTGGAAGGGGCACGGTTTTTACTTTTTACTACCTTGCCGTTTTCCTCGTCAACGAATAGACGGGTTGCGCCAAGTACCCAAGGTGGTGTAACCTTACAGGCAGCCTCATCTACAAGAAGGTCAAGGCCCGTTAAGAAATCTGAGTTGTTTTTAGTTGGGTCGGTTAGAAGCGCTCGCTTTTCGGAAAGGCTTTGGAGGCGACGCTCTTTCAGTGCTTCCTGTGAGCGTCCTGCAATCAAGCCCGTTGGGCGACCCAGTTGGTCATAAACCGTATCCCATTGCAAGCCCGCGGCGCGAAGCGCTCTGCGGTTGTCGGCGGTGTCCTCAACGATGCCGCGCTCATGTTCAAGTAGGCCAAGGGCCGAAAGGTCGGGGCGGTAGTCGTATGGGGTGTCGAGGTCAGGAAGTTTTGAGGTTGGGTCTTCCTCTTCGCGCTCGCCAAATAGGTCAATCTCGGTTGCCATAACTTTTTACTTTTTACTCTCGGTTAAGGACGAACAGCCCTCAGAAATTATATTTATATATTTTTTATCTGAGGGCTGTCGCCACATCTTTAAGAAGTTATTTACTTCTTCTTCGCGGTCTTCTTCGCTGCCGCTGCCTTCTTTACAATTTTTTTCGATACATCGGCTGCCGCTGCTTCAGCGATGCGGCCAAATGCTGGGTCCTTCTTGTTGACATATCGCAATGCAACTGGTACAAGGGACGCCCAAAGAGCGTTTGCTACGAGAAGCCATTCACTAGAACCGAAGTCTAGAGGGCTAGAAATTCCTGAAGTCTGTGTGACAATCATCACAGCGCCGATAACTTGACCAGCAAGGTTTCTGACGTATGACTCAATCATTGCTTTATTCATCTTTGTGTTTCTCCTCGCGGAGGATTTTAGGAAGGACTCCGCATTACATCACAATGTAGCATATATGATGGCAAAAGATTTTTTGGGAAACGGTGTTACATAGTCACTCTTGTATAAACAAGGAACCCATTTTGAGCGTAAAATCCTAGGTAAAACTATAGTTCTATTGTATAGAAAATATTATTCCGACACGCCCAAAAAAGTGTTTTCTGAAAGGTGCTTTTCATAGTTTTCTTTGGACTCTTCAGCACAGGAGTGGCAGATAACTCCATGCATCACAAAGTTGTCGGGGGTCTTAGTGACCATACAACGACAACAAGTTCTAGGATTGTTTGAAATCATCAGAGGTAATTTTTCTTTCAATGTCACGATAGTCGGTTTCATCTAGAGGCATATGGTTTGTCTCTCGAATTGAATCTATAGCATGACGAAGTCCTAGACTATAGAAGTTTTCATTGGTGCCATCAAAGGCTGCTTCCCAATTTTTGACATTCTCCATCAACTGATTGACTTTGGCTTCTTGCCAAGTATCAATTGCTTCTACAATAAAATTCATTAAGTCAGGGACAGCATTAGGTTCAATGCTTCGTTCCATCATCATTGACTGGAGTTGGTTGGCAATAACTTCATTAAGTTGTTTTCTATTCATCATAACTCCTTAGTTCCTTCTCGGCACTCTTGGCAGAGTAACGCATGATAGATAGGCTTTGGCGGTTCGCCACTTCTACGCTCTGGAATTCCATCATAGATAATTCCTTCAGGGCTTACAACACATGGAGCGGTTGGACCCTCTTCTTTACAACGAGCACATACGCTAGGAACAACCCACTCTACTGTGGCTCCCTTTTCTATGGCACTTTGCATTCCAAGAATCAAGGCATGACGCTTTCCATTACCAATCGTCTTTCGGACAAATGGTCTTGTATCTGTTGACTTAACAACTTCAACAAGTCGCTTGCACTCGCAGTTGAATCTTGGTGGTTGGCAAGTATGGGCTTGCAACTCCTCGGTCCAAGTATGTCTTCCGCTAGCATGACCGCATATACAGATTTTGTCATTTTTCTGTCGGGTCTGCTTCAAGGCGGCATTTAGTTCTGCCAACTCCTTTAGGTCTAACCCCGTTCTCTCTAGGGGATTACTCATCGTCCTCTCCCATCTCTCGTCTTAACCGTTTGGTTATATCTTTAAAATCTTCTTCGGTCTTAATCTGTTCAGACACATGGTCTATGAACATCTCAATCATGGCGTTGCGTTTTTGTCGTTCTTTAAAATTTCTAATCCATATAGCATTAAGTGTTCCAACTACTGCAAACAAATAAACTAAAAGGAAATCTAAAACTGTCAATGAAACCTTTAAGGTCATTTCTTCTCCTCGGCTAGAATTCCTGCATTTATAAAATGTTCAATCACAGCGGTGGAATCTGCCACAGATATTTCAACCCACTTGAGGTAGTCGTCACCAGTAGGCAAACGGTTTGGAAACCATCTCTTCATTAGAGCGTAGGCACCTTCTTCAACTAAATCTCTTTTTAAAGTTTCAGGAAAATTCTCTCCCTCAATAACTTTTAACTCAGTCATCCGTCTCTCCTTCGTTATCCATTCTTTGAGCCCATTCATCAATTACATCTGGAGGAGTTCCTATAGTTACTTTTGCTTTGCATGAATAACAAAATCCTTTTGTTCCCCACATTGCAATTGTGTAAGTGTCTGGGTGAAGTCTTACTGGAGCCATCAACCAATCACAGCCACATCTAGGACAGACAGAAGTCGGTATCCCTCTGGCATCAAGATAGTCGTCAGTCACATCGTCTCTCCTTCATTTGACTTCATTCTATAACCCTCGAATCTAATCTGTCTATTCCTTAATAGTATAACATAACTAATAACTAAACACTATACACAATACAACAAAAACAAACTAATAATGCGTGACGCGTATGTGAATTTTTTCCGCGCTGTAGTATTTATTAATTTGTTTTAATATATTTATGTATTGTATTTTAGTGGACCTAGCAAGAAATATCTACCTCAAAGTATAAAATCTCTGTTAGCAACCTATCCTATAAGTTCATATTTTAGCCGTCCAATTTAGACCATTTTAGAGATAATGCAACCCAGATACTAGCAAGAAAATTTAAGGATACTAGCAAGATTTTTTAGCAGATACTAGCAAGAAAAAACTAGTCGGCTCGGAAAACAATTTGCTTATTATGGCCCACTCGAACCAGAGGGTCTACCCAAATTTTGAATCCAGCCCGTTGCGCTTTAACACACCAAGAGTAGTCTTCCCCATAATTGACGACCATTCCGTTCTCCATCACGAAACTTTCAGCCCCAAACCAAGGGCGGTCAATCTTCTCAAAGACTCCCTGCTTCATAGCCACAAATCCGAATCCTACACCAGAAACTTCAACTGGCAAGGTATGTAGCATGAACTCAACCTTATTCACCCTAGTTGGTAACCCCTGCTCGTTAGGGTAGGAAACTGCCACGGTTCCAGCAAGGTCAGTGGCGTAGATGCCAGAAACAATGTCCAACTCACTTATGTATAATTTTAGAAAGTTCTCAGGGTCCCAACCCATATCTGAATCAATCCAGAAAATCTTGTTATATGAGACACCCTTATAAATCTGGTTGGAATCCCAAACATGACTGCCTTCACCTAAAGCGGTGAATTCACGGGCATGGGGAACATAACTAGAGTAAGCATTTGACAAGACAAAACTAATGTTTTCTCGGTGCAACATTTCGACTGTCCTCACCAAACTATCAACATAAGAAGCGTGCATCGAGTGACCAGGGGTCGCAATAATTACATCATAATGTTTTCTCATAGCCGTTTTATCCTACCCTACCTGTTAAGATTTTCTTATGTTTGACTTAAATCTACAGTGCAGTTGGGACAATTGTCCTGGTCATTTTCGTAGAGAAGTCAATGGAAACGGAACAATTGTACTGACTTGGTCCAAAAAAGTCTATTACTTCTATGCGACAGACTGCCTTGCATTTTGGGCAGCCAATTTCCCTGTCGGTCATGTATTAGTAGGAAAGGCATCCGATGAGTAACGGAGGCAGTAATCCAATGTTTCCAGACTTAGATGGAATTGTTGAAGAGTTAATGACACTTAACGGTTGGAATATTGACGACAACCCCATTGAATTTGATAAGAGTAGGGATGACTCACAGATTTCTATTCTGCAAGACGAGGTAGCGCAGATACTCAAAGTCATTGAAAAACACTATAAAGTTGAGCCTATCGAGTGCTTAGAGTGCGGCGGTAAAGATGTTTTAGTTGTTGCTCACACCTGTACAATGGACTTAGCAATTCAGTCAGAAGACTAAATAAGGAGAATATATGGCCGCCGCTCAAGGTACCGCAGCCCGTCTAATCGAGGTTGCAACAGCAGAAATCGGAACTATTGAAGGTCCGAAAGATAATCAAACAAAGTATGGCGCTTTTACAAAAGTAAACTTTCAGCCTTGGTGCGGAAGTTTTGTTATGTGGTGCGCTAATGAAGCAGGTGTAAAAGTTCCTAACACTGTCTCAACAGTTGCAGGTGCAGATGCATTTAAAAAGCAGAAGCGTTGGTTTGATAATGATGGAGTGAATGTTCCTGAAGCAGGAGATATTGTTTATTTTGATTTCCCAGGAGACGGTGTTGACAGAATTAGTCACGTTGGAATTATTGCAAAGGTAGATGCTAAGTCAGGTATCTGCATCACTATTGAAGGAAACACCGCAGGAAACCCAAAGGGAGACCAGCGCAATGGCGGAGAAACTTGCAAGAAAGAACGTGCATTCCGTAAGAACAATCCAAAGAAACTTCTTATGGGAATTGTCGGTTGGGGTCGTCCTGACTACGCAGGTTCAACTGCAAACCCAGTAGCACCAAAGGTTGCTAAGGCACCTGTCACTGACCCACTTGTATATCCAGGTGAAACAATTGACCCAGGTGAATCAGGTATTCATGTTAAGACCATTCAGCAAAAACTTGGTGTTCCAAAGCCAGATGGTGTTTACGGTCCTGTCACTAAGAAAGCAGTAGTTGCATTCCAGAAAGCAAATCCAAAACTTGGTGATGCTGATGGCGTTGTTGGTCCAAAAACTTGGGCTGCTATTATCAAATTAAAGTAAAACAAAGTTATAAAGTGGTGGGTTGGTTTAGTAGTTTTCCAACCCACTGCTTTGTACATTAAGGACAAAATGATTTATTTGTCAGGACCTATGACTGGTTATCCAGAGTTTAATTATCCTGCATTTAGAAAAGCAGCAAAAGTTTTACGCGATTACGGTTTTAAAGTTTTTGACCCATCAGAATGTTTTGATGGTGACATGAATCTTCCTAAAGAAGTTTATATGAAAACGGATATTAAAGCGGTTCTTGAAGCAGACCTTGTGGTTACGCTTGAAGGATGGCAAGACTCGTCTGGGGCTAAACTAGAGGTTGAGGTTGCACAAGCGTGCGGAATACCTGTAACTACATATGATATGTTCATCACTTCAACAGAGCAGTATTCAAGAAGGGGTTAGCAATGGATAGCGATTACACATCTATTCAATGGAGCACTTACGAGCAAGAACGCTCTAGGATTGAATATGAAACGCGACTTAAAATTGCTGAAGGTATACAAAGAAAAGTTAATATTGTTCGTGAAAGTAACCTATCACCACACTTGTTATTTGGACTTGAGATAGCAAAAACAATTGTGTTAGATATGAATACCTCAGACAACGACGCGACAGACCAACCTACACTCCTGTAAGTTACTGTAAGATTAGTTTCTAGGGTTTAATACCGTAGGACGAAGTACATACTATTCATCATTTATTAAAGGGAGTCTTTATATGTCTGTCTCATTTTCTTTCAAACTTTCTGAAGAATTCGTAGGCGGGTATAAGGATAAGAAAGCACCTTTTGGTTATAGAGATGCAGCAGGAAACTCTGTTGGAGAGATTACTTTTCTTCGCACATACTCTCGTTTAAAAGAAGATGGCACAAAAGAAACATGGACCGATGTTTGCGAGCGCGTAATCAACGGAATGTATTCAATCCAAAAAGACCACGCTAAATCACAGCGACTTCCTTGGAATGACTCTCGTGCACAAGCATCTGCTAAAGAAGCATTTGAGCGTTTGTTTGAATTGAAGTGGTCACCCCCAGGTCGTGGACTTTGGGTTATGGGAACACCACTTGTAAATACACAACGCAACTCAGCAGCACTACAAAACTGTGCGTTTGTTTCAACAAAAGAAATGACAAAAAATGACCCTGCAAAACCATTTACATTTTTAATGGAAGCATCAATGCTTGGCGTTGGTGTTGGTTTTGATGACAAAGGTGCAGACAAAGATTTCACAATTTATGCACCACAAGGAGAAGAGACATATGTCGTACCAGACACCAGAGAAGGATGGGTCAAAACACTTGAACTCATCATCAATGCTTACTTACGACCAGATTCGAAGGCTCCAGTATTTGATTACAAAGAGGTCCGTCCAGCAGGAACGCCAATTAAAACTTTTGGCGGAACAGCAGCAGGACCAGAACCGTTAGAGCGTCTTGTAAATCACATTACTAAGTTGTTCACAGGTCGTGCAGGAGAGAAAGTAACTCGCAAGGACATTGCAGACATTGGAAATATGATTGGCGTTTGCGTTGTATCAGGCAACGTTCGTCGCTCTGCTGAACTTCTTATTGGTCGTATTGATGACCCAGACTTCCTTAACCTCAAGAACGCTGATGTCTACCCAGAGCGCAACTCTTATGACCCTGCAAATCCAGGTTGGGCCTGGATGTCTAACAACTCTGTAGAGGCTCATGTTGGTGCAAACCTTGACCCTATTGTTGATGGCATTGCTCGTAACGGAGAGCCAGGAGTTATTTGGCTAGATGTATCTCGTCAATATGGTCGTTTGGTTGACCCACCTAATAATAAAGATTATCGAGTTGAAGGTTACAACCCTTGCGCCGAGCAATCACTAGAGTCTTATGAAATGTGCACACTTGTTGAAACTTACCTCAACCGCCACGAAACTCTTGAGGACTACAAGCGCACATTAAAGTTTGCATATCTTTATGCAAAGACTGTGACACTTTTGCCTACACACTGGGCAGAGACAAATGCAATTATGCAGCGTAATCGTCGCATTGGAACTTCAATGTCTGGCGTTGCAAACTTTGCAGATAACCGTGGACTTCCAAAGTTGCGTGAATGGATGGACCAGGGATACGAGACAATTAAGTATTACGACACTACTTACTCTGAATGGCTCGGAATCCGTGAATCAATCAAGACTACAACCATTAAGCCTTCTGGCACGGTTTCTATTCTTGCTGGTGAAAGCCCTGGCGTCCATTGGACTCCTGGCGGTAAGTATTTTATGCGTACCATTCGCTTTGCTAATTCGGACCCTATGCTTCCGCTATTTAAGTTGGCGAACTACAAAGTTGAACCAGCATCAGAATCACCAGACACTACATCGGTTGTTTATTTTCCAATCAAGTCTGAGTCCAAGAGGGCTGAGAAGGATGTCTCAATCTACGAAAAGATGGCGTTAGCAGCATATGCACAGCGCTACTGGTCAGATAACTCTGTATCAGTAACTATCTCTTTCAACCCTGAGACAGAAGCAGAAGCGGTTGGAACTGTTCTTCATCTTTATGACGGACAACTTAAGACTGTTTCTTTCTTACCTTCAGGAAACTTTACTTATCCTCAAATGCCTTACACACAAATCACAGAGGCAGATTATGAGGAAGAAGGCGTGATGAAGTTGTTCCCAATTGACTTCTCTGGCGTTTATGCAGGAATGGCTGCCGATGCAATCGGTGAAGCCTATTGCACAACTGATGCGTGTGAAGTTAAACTAATCACCGATAATCAGAAAGGCTAGATGCTATTCAAAAATACGCCATCATGCTTAGGTCTTGAGATAGACCTATTCTTTACTCCCGATGATGAGAACAGCAATTATCTTCATCTAGACCAAGTAAAGAGGATGTGTGCGGCTTGTCCAGCCAAGGACGAGTGTTTTGAATACTCTATAGAGTATGCAGTTTTTGGCCTGTGGGCAGGGACTACTAAAAATGAAAGAGATGCTTACAGAAGTAAACATGGAATAGAGGGCAAAGGTCTTGTTCCCTACTCCTTATTCAAAGACCAATTGTGGTATCTTGAGGACATAGAAAAGGATTAAGGAGAGCCTCGACAATGGCAATAGAGCATAAACACATACTTATCAACGCAGAAATTACTGACCCTTTAGATACTTACCAACAAGCAATTGATTTTCTTGATGACCTTGTTGAATCTATTGGAATGAAGAAGTTGATGGGTCCACTAGCATCTTATGTAAAAACTCCAGGAAATCAAGGAGTTACTGCAATTGTAGGTATTGAAACCAGTCATATTGCTTTTCATATCTGGGATGAAAATATGCCAGCAAAACTTCAGTTCGACCTCTACACCTGCGGCCCTCTAGATAAGTCAATAGTCTTAGATAAGGTAATCAAACGCTTTAATGTTATTGGTGGCGATTATCGTATATATAACCGTGAATTTGGCTTTGTTCTGCTTGAAGAAGGCAAACTCTAAACCAGAATCTCACCACGTCCTTCTACCCGTAAAATAGTGGGTGGGAGGACGTTTGTGTTTAAGAAACTATTTGTAGTAGGTTTGGTCGGGCTATGCCTAACAGGTCTTACTGGGTGTAAGTATAACTTCAAAGAGGTCTATCGCTATCCATGTCAAGACCCTGCTAATTGGGAAACTCCAGATTGCACCTACCCTAACTGCGAAGGTTATGGCATTTGCACCAAAGATGTAATGAGAGGAACACCACTCTACGATGAAGATACGGAATATAACGATGCCTCAACTGCCAAGAAGTAGTAAAACTAGAAAGCGTTACACTACAGACGAACTTAATACTCGTCTTCGCTTTATTGTTGGCATCATGCTGGCATCTACAGTGTTTGTTGCCACGATGGCAATTATCTATGCAGTTACATTTGTAACTCAGCCTCTTGGTGCAGTCCAATCTGAAAACGATAAGGCTTTCTTTAGCCTTCTCTCTACCACTATTTCATTTCTTGTAGGCGTTATTTCTGGCTTTATGCTCAATGGAACATCTGCTGCTGGAACTAAAGTAGACGAGGAGCCAAAATAATGCTTGCTTCTTTGCTTATGTTTGTAAAATACATTGGCGCAGTTGCCTTAGCAGGGTATCTTCTAGGAGAAGCAATTTACTTCTTTACAAAGGAAGACTAGTAGTTAAAGTGCTACCCTACTCCTATGTGTAGCGATAGTTGGTTAGCCATATTCCTTCCTTTAATGGGTATGGGCTGCGGAATGACAGTTATGTATATTTGGATGAAATACGGAAAATAATGGCAACTTACGAGTACGAATGTGACGAAGGACATTACAACATTCAAGAACGTCCTATGGCTGAAGAACAAACAATTTTTAGTTGTTCTGCTCCAGAATGTAATGCCAACTTAAAGCGCATCTACAACTCTCCTCCAGCAATGTTTAAGGGTCGTGGTTTCTACTCAACTGGAGGATAGTTGTCCTACTACGAAGATAAAGAACGCGAGCGCCTAAAAAGGTGGCAGTGTTTTTATTGCCAGAAAATGTTTGTTGTACCAGACTTAGCACGCCAGTGCGAAGCAAAGCACGAAGAAAACGATGACCTGTAACTCAGTTGGCAGAGTGAGGAACTGTTAATTCCTAAGTCGGAGGTTCGAGCCCTCCCAGGTCAGCAAGTTGTTACCCTTTAGGGTTTGGAACACGCACCATCTTGTGACGACCACGGCGCTCGTCAAATACTAAAGTCTTAATAAACTTCTTATAAGCCTTCCCATTGGGACGGTTCTGCCCAGTCATTACTTTTGCTGGGGCGCTTTTACCTGCGTTTCCTTTAGCCATGAAATAATCCTACCTTATTTTTTGTTATACTAGATGGACCACTGCCAAACGGAGTGGGATTAGAGCGCTATCGCCTAACGGGATAGCAGAAAGTAGGCACAACCATGTCTAAAGAAGTAAGCAATTACCAGACATACATCACATCCCCATCAACAACAACAACAGCCAATACAACTTGGCTTCCAAATATCAACAACTGGGCTATCGGTTTTGACCGCCACTGGGATATTTTGAATAACTTCCACAACTCAATCTCAACTACTTCTTATCCGCCATACAACATCATCAAGAATGACGAAGATGATTACACCATCGAGATGGCTATTGCAGGGTTCTCCAAGGACGATATTGAAATCATCCAGCAGGAGCAGACCCTAACAATTGAAGGCAAAAAGGATAAAGAAGACATCTCTCATTATGTCCATAAAGGCATTGCTGCTAGAAACTTTAAACATACTTTTGCTTTGGCAGATTATGTTGAAGTGGAATCAGCAAAATTTACTGATGGAATTCTCACTGTCAAGATTAAAAGAGAACTTCCTGAAGACAAAAAACCTCGCACAATTGTTGTAAGGTAAGTTTAAGTGCTGAGGGGGAAACCCCTCCGATAGGGGCCTCTTCCCTAAACGTGCCTCAGCCTTACGACCTGAGCAAGTCGTAAAACTGCTTCAACGCGAGTGTTGCATAATGGTAGTGCATCTGCCTTCCAAGCAGATAGTGCCAGTTCGATTCTGGTCACTCGCTCACAGCCACTTTTATCTTTGTTCTCGCATAGACTACAAACATGATTAATAATCCATACGCAAGTATTTCTCCAGAGATTAAAGAGATATTAGAGTCTCTTATATCTCCTGACGATACTTACCACAACAACCATAAGCGTCGTATGGCAAGAACACTACAAATTCTTATAGATATGCAACCAAAGGGCAGACTGCTTGAGATTGGAACAACTGGTCTTATTCCAATTGCTCTTTCCAAACTTTGCCCAGATTTAGAAGTTATTGTTACTGATTTTAATTTAGAAAAGCCTCCTATGGGTGTAGACACCTTTACTCTTAATAACCAATCAGTAGAAGTTCAAGTGGCTCGTATTAATATTGAAGAGCAAGGTTTTATGTTTGTTAGTGAGCATTTTGATTTTGTTCTTTGTACAGAGGTCCTTGAGCATATGGAGGTTGACCCAATGCATATGCTTTCAGAAGTAAATAGAGTTACCAAAGATTTAGGAACCCTCATTCTCACTACCCCCAACGCAGTAAGCACTTGGTCTATTACAAAAATGCTTAGAGGTGTAGAGCCTTATTTTTATATGCAATATCGCCATGACCGCTCCCTATACAGGCACAACTACGAATACAGCATTCATAGCGTTATGCAGGTTATTAAAGCAGCAGGTTTTGACGGAACTATTTGGACAGAGAACTCGTTTGAAGAGCCAAACTACACAGATATTCATAGGTTGGAAGCAGCAGGTTATCAACTTACTCATACAGGCGATAACATATTTACCGTTGCTCACAAGAAGAGTGGCGTAGTTGATAGACACCCGAAAGTGATTTACGCAGACTAATGAAGCATACATACCCAACCTTTGAAGAACTTGGCGGAAGGATTAAAGACCTTCGTCGCTTTGTTAAACCAGACGATAAGTTCTGGTCCGCCACCAACCCCTCAATAGGTAAGGCTGGTCGTAAAGGCTATGCTCTTGCAATTCGCTCAAGTAACTATGTAATTACTCCAGATGGTGCCTACACAGTAACAACTTCTACAGGAACTATTAAAAGTCATTTTTGGTTTGCTGACTTAGATAAAAACTTTAATTTAAAAGACCTGCGTCAAATTGATACCTCTAAGTTAGATGTTGCTGTTGTTCGTGGTCTAGAAGACCCTAAACTTCTTTGGGACAAAGACCACTGGAAATTTACTGCCGTGATGATGGAAGCGCATACCCCTGTGGCACGCATGGTTGTAGGTCATCTTGATAAGAAAGCAACTAAAGTTGTTTCAGTAGAAAAGTTTCCTGGCATTGATGTAAAACGCCCAGAGAAAAACTGGATGGCACCACCAGAGCCAAACCCAAACTTTGATTTTATTTATGGGCCTAACGCAACTATTAAAGATGGGGTGCTATCTACATGGATGACTGACCATCCAGATATTTCTGCTTTGCGTGGTAACACCAACCTTCTCTTACTTGATGACGGAACATATCTAGCAGTTGTTCATCGTATGTGGGGTAAAACAGAGAATCTATTCTCACGTCAAACTTTTAGCACTGTAAGTAGTCATCATAGAAACTATGCTCATCATTTTGCACAATACAATCAAAAAGGTCACATCATTGCGCTTTCTGCTGGCTTTCACTTTTTTCAACCAGGAGTCGAGTTTGCTGCTGGAATAGTATCAACTGATAAAGAGTTTGTCATCTCTTATGGAAGTAAAGATGTTTCATCACATCTAGCATTTATGCCTAAAGAACTTGTTCTCAAATCACTAGTACCGATTACCTATTAAAATTGGCTATGAGCAAAATGGCCTATGAGACCGACACAGACACTCGCATAGATACAGATAGCGGTGACCATGACCGTTTTGCCCATTACGTTGATAAGGACGAAGTCACAGAGGCGTTGATAAATGGTTACCCAGTTATCGCACTCTGTGGCAAAGTCTGGGTTCCGTCCCGTGACCCCGAGAAATATCCAATCTGTCCACTCTGCAAAGAAGAATATGAAAAGATGGGAAATCTATAGTGGTTGCTGCAATCCAAGAAGAAAAAGTTTTATCCCCTAAAGACCGTTGCGATAGGTGTATTGCACAGGCAAAGTTTTTAGTATTTTTATCGGTAGGTGAACTTTATTTCTGCGGTCATCACTTCTACGAGCACGAGTCTGCTTTAGTGGATATTGCCTCTGATATTTTTGACGAGACTGATGTTATTCCAGCGGACCCTTTGGATATGGAAGAACCTGATACCGAAGTTTCTTAAGCAACTCTTTGCGCCTTGTTTTACTGCAATTGAAGTAAATGTATCGGTGCTTACGAGGACGGTCTACAAAGTAAACATTGTCGGCCCCAAACTTTTCAATAACTTGAGCATTTGTTAAACCATTAGCGTATGTAGCGTGGTGTTGGTTTTCCTTACCTTTGACCTTTGGGTCACGAAACTTTGACGACAATCCTGTATACAAGAAGTTTGTGGCTTGATAAATAATGCCAACGTGCCCCTGTGATGTATCTGCAAAAGAGACAATAATTTCTTTGTTTAATGTTTTCATACTATTAGAGACTAAGTAACTCTCCCCATTCTTAGGAACACTGTCGTCTACCCAAAGACGGTTAAGTTCATAAACATTTTGATATTCCTCTGGACCACAAATTCCTTTAAGAAGAGTTGAAGAGGGGCTGACTCCATAAGTAACAACCCCATAACACTCGTTGTCATCTCCTACTTTAAATAAACCAAAAGCATGACTTACTGGACATTTACGATGTAAGTAGTGTTTTTCTACAACTATTCCCATAGCAAACTGGTATGAAATAGGTAGAACTTGATATTCCTCTTTAAACCCCATGAGGAACTTCTTATTCTTCGGAGTCGTCGTTTACCATCGAGAAGCCAAATTTTTCACATTGGAGCATGAAAGAAAATTGCTGACCCAATAATTCAATACTTGCATTGTCAATGCTTACAAATTTATTTTCTTTATCAACATCAAAATATGTTGGTTCTGCAAAAGTGGAAGATAATTGATTAACAAAGTGATTAACAAAAAATTCTGGGGATAATCCCATCTCGTCTGGCATAGCAGGGTTAGATGCAATAGACATCCGACCAGCAATAACTAATACCCACTCATTCTTCCGACCAGCCACATAAATATGTAAATTGCCAGTACTCGTATCAACACTCTCAATACGGGACCCTTGGAGTTCTTCATTAATCTGCTGCCAGATTCTCTGTGTTTGCTCATAACCTACTATCATCTCTGTACTCTACCATTACACTTATAGTATGGACCCCGCGGAGGAAGATAGCAACTTTAAGAAGATTGTCTATGACAATGGCTTTATCTCGTCTGACCCTGTCTTTATTCAGGAAATTCTTGAGGGAATGTACAAATATATCCAAGAAAAGACGGAAATCCCACATAAAGAACTTTCCTTTTATTTACATAAATTAGAAGAACTTTTAGGCGCTGAAGATATGCAAGGCTTCGGGCTAGACAACATTTGTGAGTGGCTAGTTACGCTCAAGCAACACCCCAACAACTTATCTTAAAGTCAGGTAAGTAATTTACAACTTGCATCCCTATGTCTAAATGTGATGTAATACATACACGACGGAAAGACACACTTCCCCGAAAGGAAAAGAAAAAATGACTAGCCCTTATTACAAGAGCAACATCACCCTACCAAAGGATGTAGTTGCAGCATTTAAAAAGATTGATGACGATGTCATCAAGCGAAATGAATATATCAAAGCCTTGCGAAAAAACTCGTGGAGTCTTCAATCCATTGCTGATGCAGCAGGTGGACTGACTCGTGAGCGAGTTCGACAAATTATCAATAATGACTACGAGAACGCAGATAAGTCACGAGCATCTATTGCTGGACTTCCAATGCCATTGCCGCCTCTAAAGCCAGTCAAGGCTCCAAGAGTTGTCAATAATCCATCTGCTAAGACTCTTGCAAAACTACTAGAACTTCAGCCACAGGCTCAAAAAGTTCGTTCGCATTCTCCAAAGTATCGTAAGCAAGCAGAGGAATACACGTCTCTAATTAATTATGCAATTACTGTAGAGAAAGTCAACCTTAGCAATTTGGCTCGACATCTTGGAGTAACACACGGCTCATTGCGATTCCGTTTGGCACGCTATGGCTATTTGAAGAACCATAACTCAGATAGCACTTGCTACAAGCCAATCTTGAAAAAGAACCGCTATGTCCTCCAATCCTAATGAACACACACTAGAACCTAAATATGGTTGGGGTCACGAAGAAGCGCTACGCAAACAAAAAGAAGCGATTGCTACACAAGTAGAGCAGATTGAAGTAGATTCATCGTGGCGCCCTAATGAAGTTCTTAGGTATGTAGCACGACTAATTCGTAATCTTTAGTCCATCCGTCAACGAGAAAGGCTCCCTTCAGGGGGCCTTTCTTACTGTAAACTGCTTACATGAGAGATAAAATCCCTAATGTTAAGGCTAACGGTTACGGTTCTTTTCGTACCGATATGTTCGGACGCATCAAAACAGCCGACGGGTATGTCCTCTTTGATTCAAGTCATCGCTACAATGAAAATGGTGACTTCAGCGATATAACAGCAAATGGAGCAACGGTCTCTCATATTGCAAATCAGAGCAGTTCTGCTCTCACCGTCACAACAACTTCTGGTTCTAAGGTGTATCGAGAGACCAAAAAAGTATTTCCTTATCAACCAGGCAAGTCTTTACAGGTTATGCAGACTTTTGTCTTTGCCCCACCTCAGACCAACCTGCGCCAGCGTGCTGGGTATTTTGGTCGTCAAAATGGTTTCTACCTAGAGCAAGATGGAACCAACATCTACTTTGTTAAGAGAAGTTATATAACTGGTCAAGTTGTTGAGACTAAGGTTCCTCAGTCCGAGTGGAATATTGAAAAACTTGATGGCTCTGGTATGTCGGATATGGTCTTAGACCTTACTAAGGCGCAGATTCTTTTTTCAGAGTACGAGTGGCTAGGGGTTGGCTCTGTCCGAATGGGCTTTGCTATTGATGGATATTTTATTATCTGTCATCAGTTTGACCACGCTAACCACATTGACAGCGTTTATATGACTACAGCAACTCTTCCAGTTCGCTATGAAATTGAAAACTTAGGAACAACTGCTTCTTCAAGCACAATGAAACAAGTCTGCGTCTCTGTTATTTCTAACGGAGGATATTTTAAGGCTACCAATGCAAAGACAGTTATTAGAAGTGCTGCCACAGTAGGAACTACCTACTACCCACTTATTGCTATTCGTATGGCTTCAGGTCATACAGATTCAGTAATTGTTCCAGGACTAGTTGACCTATTTCCAACTACATCTGGCGATTTTGAGTATGCACTTATTAAGAACCCAACAAGAATTACTGGCGGCTCTTGGCTTACCCATGCAAGTCAGAATGTTGAATACAACATCTCTGGAACTGCAATGGATGGCGGAGAGCATTTATTAGATGGATTCTTTGGTGCTACTAACCAGAGTACTTCTTCTGGTGGAGCAGATACAGCAAACTTTGCTTTTCAATTAGGAAGAACAAATGCAGATACTCCAGTAAGTGATGTCTTTGTTCTTGCTGTAAGAGTAGTCAGCGGAACAGGAAACGTTAAGTCTTCCCTCGGCTGGTATGACCTTCTCTAGGGGTAAATATGAAAATCAATATTCAACCTAAAGTAACTACCAGTAGCAATAACGGTAATGGCAATGAAGGTCCTCAAGGACCAATCGGTCCTACAGGACCACAAGGAGAAATTGGACCAACTGGCCCTACAGGAAGTGCGGGAGCAAATGGCGAAACAGGAGCGACTGGACCTATCGGTCCTACAGGAAGCACAGGAGTTCAAGGAGCAACTGGACCAACTGGAAGTCAAGGAAATGTGGGAGCGACTGGACCTACTGGTTCCACTGGACCCACAGGAGCACAAGGAGTAAAAGGTGATACAGGAGCACAAGGACCAACAGGGGAGCAAGGGCCTCAAGGTATTACTGGGCCTACTGGCGCTAACGGGGCTACTGGTAGCACTGGCGCAACTGGTGCTAAAGGTGATACTGGTAGCACTGGAGCAACAGGACCCACTGGAGGAGTAGGACCTACAGGAGCACAAGGTGCTCAAGGAGTTCAAGGTGTAACAGGTCCAACTGGACCAGCAGGAACTAATGGCACCAATGGAACCAACGGAACTAATGGAGTTGATGGCGCAACTGGACCTACAGGACCTCAAGGACCAACGGGAGCAACAGGTGCTGCAAGTACAGTAACTGGACCAACAGGAGCGCAGGGTGCTACTGGACCAACAGGAGCGCAAGGCTCTACTGGTAATACTGGAGCAACAGGAGCGACTGGTTCTCAAGG